AGCTTATTGTATGCAGGCTCGTTCCTACGTTCTTGAATTAGATCAATTAGATAATTTTTACCTGACTGTATTTTTCTCTGTATTTTTCTACCTCGCTCTACCTTACTGCGACGTTCTGCTCTTTTATCAGGATCAGGACCTGAAGGTGTTGGTGCAGGCGCACTAGGACTTGGTGTAGGTGTAGCTGGTGGTGTTAGTGGAGTAGGCACCACAATAGGGCTTCCAGGACTAGCGGGTACATAACTAGTAGGACCAGCTTCAGCGATAAGATCAGAAATTCTCATGATATTTTATTTATTTAGAATGATTTAAGATGAACTGCGTTCATCTGCTCTTCGCTAACGCTCGAGCTTTTCTTTATTTAATGATATAATTAGAAGTTATCACGTATGTGATAACTGTTTAAAATTCATGTAGATTGTTTAGGTCAAACGGAACCTCCTACAGGTTCCAATTTTCATGTGAGTTGCCCCAGCCATACGTGGAAGTAGGTGTTTTTACCGTGTACTAATGGGCTCTGACCTTTCCCAACCTACGTCGATACGCTTAAAAAGCGCCTTAGACCTCGTTCCTAGTGTCTAAGTTTTTATAGCACGGTTTTTCGTATGCTAACATTCATACTATATCAATGCGTTGGGCATATGGTTCGAACCCTCTGACTCGCTTCCAATTTTTCAGGATAGTGGATTAACTCCACGGGAGTGCATCAATATGTTACGTGTCCGATTTCTTACGTCGGTTTTTCCACAGCGGTATTACAAACTGGCCCGCTAACCTTAAGTGTTAGATGATTTTAAATTGTGTTCTAGAAGAGCCTGTCTAAGCGATGGTGAACTGCCTACACGTACATTGATTATGCCATTATAGTAGTCGTCAGTTTCGAGAACTCTACGATCAAATTGTTCTCTTGCTTCAATATAACTACATTCTGACTTGCTTTTACAGTAAAAGAGAATTTCTCTGAGAAAGCGATCAGGACCTAATGTTGTAACATCTTGATTGAGCCTGTCGTTTGAGCCATAGTATTTTTGCCAATCGGAGTCTATTTTTGACTTAATGCGTTTCTTTTTTTTAGTACCGTTTTTAAGTGTTACTGTTTTATAGCTAGTTTTACTGAATTTTGCCAGTTTTTTGCCTATATATTTTCTGCCTGTAGCTGTATTAGTGATAAGATACACGAATCCCACACAGTCTTCAGGCAATTCTGTAACAAGTTGATTTTGATAATACCATGACATCAACTTGTTTATGCCTCGTCGTCTTGTTTGTCCTGTAAAAGTGATTGTTTGTATTTTGGTGATTTAATTTTTGGTTTGTTTTTTCTTACTTCGCCTATTTCTACTCGTCTAATTGTAGCTAATCTTCTAATTTCAGATAGCAGTGCCCTAGCTTCAATGCCTGAAGTATGCGTCTGTTTAGTTTCCCAACGCTGATTCGCCTCAAAATATTTTATAAAGGTTCTAATTATTTGTTCGTGAATATCACTAGTCATTTAAAATCTCTAAATCTGAAGAATAAGATGTGAACCCGTTTTCTTTAATAACTTTTAAAACATTGTTTACACGCCCTACTAACTCATCCTTATGACTGATTAGATAGATGTTTTTATTACGTTCCCTAGCCATCTTCTTTAAGACGCCAAGAGCATTTTCAACACCTATTGCATCTAGACCGTTGTCAATAAGTTCATCAACAAATAACAGATTAATATTCTGATATAAGCTTTCCCATACATCTCGGAAGCTCCAACTTAGGCCTAGTATAAGTCTATTTCGTTCGCCTCTACTTAAATTATCAAAATCTAAATCTTGACCTAGTTGTGTAATTTCTACATTTAAGTCATTTAAGAATGTTACTTGATGCGGTAAGCCCATTTTGTCTAAGTAGAACGACAACCTGTTGTTTAGATAAGCTAAATTCTGATCTATAATTTTTTTACGAATAAAAGAATCTTTGTTAGTCAGTAATTTTAACAGAAACTCTTGGTGCTCTTTAAGATTATTCAAGACGTTTATTTGATCCCAAGTAATTTCTTGTAAGGCAGTATTTTTTAAATCTTCAATTTGTTCAGTATAGGGATCAGTCTCCTGTTGTCTTTTACCTAAAGATTCTATTAAACTTTCAAGATTGTTTTGATGTTTAAGTGCTTCTTCAATAGTATCGTAAAAAGTTGAAGGTCTGCCGTTAATATCACCTATCTCTTCAAGTTCTTTTACAGTCTGTGCATAATTGTTAGATACACTTTCTAAGTAAGTACACGCATCTTCTAGATTTTTTTCTGCTAAAATTTTCATTTCGTCATGCTTGTGATCTTGCAGCATTTGTTCGCATGATGGACATTTATGATCTTTAAGTTTTTCTACTTCTTTTTCATATTTTTTAACAGTCTTATCTGCCTGTATAATTGCAGTTTCTAGCGTAGCCTTTTCTTTGTTTAAACTTTTTATTTTTGCTGCCAGTTCGTCATAACTTTTTAATTTTGCATGTTGCTCTAGTTCTTTTTCTATATCAACTGACTGTAGTTCAACAATTTTTTCAGCTAGTTTAAGACAATCAATCTCTCTTTGATTATGCCAAGCTGACTTTCTAGTCTCTAACCCAGCAATGCTTTGTTCAATTTTTTCGTTTGACTTTTTTGCAGCTTCAATGTTTGCGTTTTCTTGCTGCACTTGTTCTTTAGTTTCTCGTATCTGCTCTTTTAGCGACTCTGCTTTTTCACTTAGAAGAGTTATACCTAATAGTTGCTCAATAATTGATCTCTGATCATTAGCTCGCATACTTAAAAACGGCTCAGTGTAGGTATTAAGAGCTACAATATGTTTAAACATATCGTGACTCATACCTAAAAGATCGTCTAAATCTTTTTGCGTTTCGCGCATATCTCCTTGAGCGTCGTCGGTTTCATCGCCTTCTTGTTCTACATCGTTGATATAAAACTTTAAGATATTAGGTTTACGTCCTCGTTCAATCCTATAATCTATTCCATCTTTTTCAAAAGACAGGGTAACTAACATATTCTTATTGTTAATTTTATTAATTAGATTGTCTTTTTTAATATTTGTCAATGCTTGACCAAATAATGCATAGCTTAAGGCGTTGACAATAGTAGTTTTACCAGTTCCGTTGCGACTGCCACCATCGTCGCCGCCCATGTCTAGATTTTCGCCTAGTACAAGTGTTAATTGCTCTCGTTCAAAATCTACAGCTTGGGTTTGATTACCCACACTCATAAAATTTTTAACAGTTAGATTTTTTATTTTAATCATAGATTATTGTAGATTGATAGTAAAACTTTTGAATCATATGTCTCGCTTTCTATGTTTACTAGTTGACTGGACACTATTTGATCTACTGATTCAAATGCTCGAATATCAATATTGGTATTGATTTCAATTTCTTTCTTTTCGGGAATTAGAGTAAGTTCTCTAATGTCATAATCGCCCATAAATTTTTCTTTAATAAAACTAGCTTCTTCGTAGCTGATGTCAATGTCTAAGCTAACACGAAGATGTGCTTTAGGTAGTATAATATCTTCTGCACGATCAATCAAGTCACTAAGCTTAGTAGTTCTAAATGTAGGTTGCCCTGGCCATGTATGGTATTCAGGTTGCTTACCCCATTCAAGTACCATCATTCCACGATCGTCGTCCCAGTTATCTGCGTAATTGTGCGGGAATGCATTGCCAATATAAATCATATTCTTTTGTTGCTGACGTTTATGAAAATGTCCGCTGAATCCTAATTCATAGTTTTGAAAATCGCTTAATTTAATGTCTCCGTGGTCCGGCATCTGCACCATGGCATTCATAAAAAACGTCGGCAATTCAAAGTGGCCAAAGATGTATTTGCCCCCTGACTTGCCAATAGTTTTCCATTCATCGCCTACTAACCACGGACACATTGTTACATCACCTATGGTTACTGGTTTGTGTACAACTGTAATACCAGGAATGTACTTTCCAAATTCTACACTATGTATATCCCGTTTATCTTTGTAATAAAGATCGTGATTACCAGGAAAAAAATAAAATTGATCAAAAGCTTGGCCCAGTTTTTCAAGGGCTCTAAGGCTATAATCCATCGTAGTGATATTAAGACTGTTGCGATTATGATGCCAATCGCCGAGAAAAATTCCAGTATCACAGCCTTCCTCCTTTGCTTTAGTAATATACCAGTCTACAAAATCTTCGCAGTCTTGATTGTGTATGCTGCTATTTGATTTTAACCCAAAATGTATGTCAGTGAAACACGCTGCTTTCTTAAACAGGTTAGTCATCGTACCCCTCGTTTCGCTTTGAAGCAGCAGCATACTCTGCCTGCCCCGTTCTAGTATAACTAGGATTCATTCCGTTTATTTCCAGTATGTCGTCTCTAATACTTTGATTTCTTTTTTCAATATTGATTATTCGAACGAAGCTATTAGTAACAGCAGCAGTGAAATAAGCAAAAGGATTATCTGACTTTGACTCATCGAATTGTAGTCCTATCTGTGTTAGTTGTAAAATAGCCTGTCCGCGCATTTCATCGTTGTATGTATAACCTCTAACATTACCTCGTGTGGCGTAACGTTCGCAAAGTTTAATATACATTCGGGCTAGGGTATTTGTTATTTGTCCATGATCCTTACTGAACTTTCCTTTTTCTAGATCGCCCTTCCAGTGGCTTTTTCCTACACACACTAGTATGTCGTTTTCGTCAAATTTCCAGTGTTGGAATGGAGGAAAGTTTACTTTGTCCCTGCCATCAGCAGTTGTTTTAGGATTCTTTTTTCTAGTGGCATTTAATGGAATATGATCGTAAGTCATGATTCTAAAAACCAAATCAGTTTTCAGAATTTTTTTGTAATCAACTTCGCAGTCGGCTTGTTTTACTTTTTCCTTGGCAGCTTTACGTCGTTCATATTCTATTTGACCAAGTCTTTTCGCTTGGTTACGTTTAGCTTCTGCGATTGTTCGAATATTAATTTTGTCAACATGCGGTAAAATTATATCATATCTGTGATATTCTGGTTTAGAATAGCTGGAATATGTATTTTTTGATTTGTGTATTTCGTCTAATAAGTCTTTATTGTTAAGATAATTGATTTTTACGGTCATTATGAATCCTTTGTTGTAAAATTATAAACTATGCACTTAATTTTGTCAATAAATAATGGACAAGGAGAACGTCGAATGCCAACAAATTTTGATCCGGCATCAATTGCAAGAACTGCCGGTACAACTGCAAGAACTATTGGGTCCGGTATTTCTGCTGGACTCGGACTAGCTGCTAACTTAGGCGCAGCACTTAACAACATATCCGACCCACAAAAGCTACTATCAAGTCTTCGAAGTATAGGATTACCACCAGGTGGAAATATCCTAGGATCGTTTGGCGGAGCAAGTGCTAGCTTTAGTGATGGACAAGACTGGCGTGTTCGTCTTAGCCTACCGCCAGGTACATTTTTTGATAAAAGTCCGGTACTGAAACCGTTAATTGATGCTGGCGGGCTAATTTTTCCTTATACTCCTAGTATAACAATGTCCGGTGCTGCCAGTTACGGCGATCAATCTCCAGTGCATCAAAACTTTGGATTTTTTGCATATGAAAATTCAAAGGTTGATCAGATATCTATTCAAGGTACATTCTATTCCGAAGATGGCGTACAGGCAGCGTATTGGCTTGCTGTGGTACATTTTTTACGGAGTGCTACAAAAATGTTTTCAGGACAGAGTGAAAATGCTGGTAATCCTCCTGTAATTTTAAAGCTTAATGGCTATGGAGATTACGTATTTAAGAATATTCCTGTGGTGGTAAAAAGTTTTCAAATAGGATTACCTGCCGATGTTAACTACATTACTACAAAAGTAGGAGCCCCGGGCTCCCAAACAAGCTCAAGACCTTCGTTGTCAATTCCTGGACTACAAAATAATATAGTTGGCGGAGCCTTTGGAGCACCACCTCTTCCTTCTAGTTCTTCTTTAACTAATCAAGGTCCTCCGATGGGAACAACACATGTTCCTACTAAGAGTGAGATAACAATAACTCTACAACCTGTTTACAGTAGAGAAACTGTTAGACAATTTAGTTTACAAAAATTTGTTAACGGTGAATATGTTAATAACCCTGTAGGATTCGTATAATGGCCAAATATTCTACTACCAGTCCTTGGTTTACTACATCGTTTACTAATGGTTATTTAGATTTACTAGCAATACGTCCAGTAAGTGCCGAACCCGATGACTTTCTTTATACCATTGAAAGTCAATATACACACCGACCAGATTTATTAGCTTATGACCTATACGGCACTCCAAGATTGTGGTGGGTCTTTATACAAAGAAATTTAGATATTTTACAAGACCCTATATTTGATTTTACTCCAGGAAAACAAATTTATATACCTAAAGGGTCAAGTTTAAAAGCAGTGTTAGGAGTATAATATGCCACCAGGTTTTTTCCCTCCAGGCTATACAAGCCCTAATTACCCAGGTGCAACTACAGCATCAACTGGCAGTAATACTACAGTAGGCAATACAGGACTAGCAAAGAATCTGTCAGTTTCTGGAAATGTTAAAGATCTAGTATCAGCCGGCGGCAATGCATTAAAGCAGATAGCAGCTAATAATTTACCAGGGATTCCTTCCTTACCTAATGTTAAAATTTTAGAGTTAGCAGATGTTGGAAAGTTATCAGAATACAGTGCAGCAGAAAAAACTATAGTTCCTATAAATGAAACGCCACCGTTTCCTAACATCTTAGGTGTTTACTCTACAGTAAACTACATTTTTACCCTGTCGGTATTGACTGATGAAGAAATTAATTTTCCTGATGAAACATATCGAAAAGGAATATTTCGTCCAAACACTATCGTCCTTAGAAGCGGTAGCGGACTTCCGGATAACAGAATCCCTACAGCTATAACAACACAGAATAACCCTTCGGGAAAATTTGATTTCTTTATGGATAATTTGCGTATCGAAGGCGCAATGGGGTTTGATAAAACTACAGGAAATACAAATGCTACTGGATTAAGTTTTCAAATTACAGAAACTTATAGCATGGGATTGTTTATGCAGGCTATCCAAATTGCAGCTAAAAATGCCGGACATCAAAATTATCTTACAGCACCTTTTTTACTTAAAATTGAATTTGCAGGGCATGTAGACAGCGATAATACATCAGTTAATATACCAGGAACTACTCGATATATTCCTTTAAAATTAAGAGAAGTTGAGATGGCAGTTGATGCTAAAGGTGCAACATATGCAGTTGAAGCATACCCATGGAACGAACAAGGGTTCGCAGATTCTTACTCAATGCTACTGACAGAAGTTAACATTGCTGGAGCAACAGTACAAGAAATGTTGCAATCAGGACCAAAGAGTCTTCAAAAACAAATAAATGATAGAATTAGAGAAACTGCAAATAAAGACACACAAGCTCAGGTTTCTGTTCCTGATGAAGTTGTAATTTTATTTCCTACAGATTTAAAAACAACAGGCAACGTATCAACAACATCAACAACCTCTGCTACAACGAATCCTAATCAAGTAGGTGCTGCAACTACTATTGAAAACAAATTAGGAATTAGCAAGGGAGGGGATTCTGCATATTACACTCAATCCTCAGTAAACAAAATTGGATCAGCTCAGATGGCATTTGATAGTTCTCGAGCAGCTGATAAAGAATTTGCCAAAGATAATGCTGCATACAATGAATCAAGCGGATATTATAATCGAGCAGGAGTTGTAAGTCCAGTAAACACTTCTGATTTTAGATTTAAACAGGGTAGCAATATAACCAATGTAATCAATCAAGTTATTTTACAAAGCGATTATGCTAGACAAGCAACTAGTAATAATCAAATTACTAATGAAGGAATGATTCCTTGGTGGAGAATTGAAACACAAGTTTACAATAAATCAACTGATGCTAACTTAGGACAAACTGGAGAGAAACCTAAAATAATAGTATATAGGATAGTGCCGTATCTAGTACACTCGAGTAGATTTATGCCACCTAATACACCTCCTCCAGGGATTGATAAACTTAAAAAACAAGCAATTAAAGAATACAACTATGTGTTTACCGGTAAAAATCTAGATGTTTTAAGTTTTAACATGCACTTTAACGCAGGCTTTTATCAAAGTTATACTGCTGATTCTGGTATTCTTAATCAAGATGTTAAAAAACAAACACAAGAAAGCGGCGCAGTTGACGAAACAGTAGAAAGAGCACAAAATTCTACTGGGAATACAGTGATACCAGATAACTCAATGGGCACTCAACGAAGATACGATGCAATTAGTACTCGTACTGATAACGCCGGCGGTGGCGGAATTGAAACTGTAGAAACACGAATCGCCAGACAGTTCCATGATATTTTAACTGAAGGCGCAGACATGCTTGCTGTTGATATGGAAATTATCGGAGATCCGTACTATCTTGGTGATAGTGGAATGGGTAATTATACTGCACCAGAAACAAGCTTAATTAATATTAATGCAGACGGTACTATAGATTATCAAAGTGGCGAAGTAGATTTAGTTTTAAATTTTAGAACACCAGTTGATTTGAATGAAAATACCGGATTTTACGAATTTGGTCCGGATAAATTAGTAGCAGAGTACAGCGGACTTTATAAAGTTCAAACTATTGTTAGTAATTTTTCTAGGGGTAAATTTGTACAGCAATTAAGTATGACACGAAGAATGATACAAGAACTTAAAGATGAAGCTCCTGCTACACCTTCTCTTGCAGTTGCTTCGGATAATCCTCCCACATGGGAACAGACACAAGCTAATGTTCTTGCTGCTATTACTAAAACTAACCAAACTGGTGAGAAAAATGTAGTAGATAATAAAGGAACTGTAGTACCTGTAACACCACCAGTTAGACAACCATTTACAATTTAAAATATGCCAGAGTTAACTAGATCATCGCAAGAATCATTACCAAATCCAGGACCGTTTCTGGCAAAAATTGTCAGCCACCTCGATACAGAGTACATGGGGACATTAGAAGTAGAACTATTACATCCTGTGGGAAACAGTGATTCAAGGGAAGGACAGGTATTCCAAGTCAAATATCTAAGTCCTTTTTATGGAGTCACTAGTGCAGATTTTTTAGGAAAAGATTCTGACAACGATACTTACGATGAAACTCAAAAAAGTTATGGCTGGTGGATGATTCCACCGGACATAGGAACTACAGTAATGGTTATATTTGCTAACGGTGATCCTAAAAAAGGATTTTGGATAGGCTGTGTTCAAGACAGATATATGAATTTTATGGTGCCAGGAATGGCATCAACAAGCTATAGTAAAGATGGCAAGAAACCTACAGTGCCGGTTGCAGAATATAACAAAGATATAAACGAAGCAGTTCAAGATCCAACTAAAATTAAAAAACCAGTACACACTTATCTGCAAGATGTTTTAGAAACTCAAGGGTTATTAGAAGATGATATTAGAGGTCTTACAACATCTAGTGCCCGCCGAGAAGTTCCTAGTGCAGTATTTGGAGTGTCAACCCCTGGACCAGTAGATAAGTCCGGAAAAAGAGGCAAAGTTGGAAAATTTGAACATAAGATTGCAGGAGCATTTGTCAGTAGATTAGGCGGGTCAACTTTAGTCATGGATGATGGCGACGATAAGTTTTTAAGAAAAAAAACTGCTAGTGAAGGCCCTCCTGAATATGCAAATGTAGAAGCAGATGAAACAGACGGCGACAAAAAAATTCCACATAATGAATTGATTAGAATTCGCACTCGAACTGGGCATCAAATACTATTACATAATAGTGAAGATTTAATCTACATTGGTAATGCTAGAGGAACCAGCTGGATTGAGTTATCAAGTGATGGAAAAATTGATATCTATGCTGAAGATAGTATAAGTGTACATACTGCACAGGATTTAAATTTCTTTGCAGAGCGTGATATTAATATGCAGGCCGGACGCAATTTTAATACTAAGGTTGCAGGTGAAATGCACACACATGTCAATAAAGATAGTGTATTAATTGTAGATGAGAATCAACGAATTTTAGTTAAAAAGAACGTTGAGTCTACAGTTAATGAAAATTTTAAACACACTACAAAAGGCAATGTTGATTGGAAAACTACAAAAAATAATGCATTTACTGCCGGAGCTTACACTTATATTAAGAGTGGAAGCCAACATATTGAAACAGCAAGCAAAATTCATATGAACGGACCATCTGCAACAGCCGCCGTTGAAGCTCAAGTTCCTAAAGAATTAAAAACACATCTGTTGCCTACTGATACTGGTAGTAAAGGAAACATGATTATGCGAAGAATGCCAACGCATGAACCATATCCTCAACACGAAAATTTAAATCCTACTGAAGTTAAACCTACAAAAACTGATAGAGATGTTGACGGTAGATACGAAGGACAATCAACATCTCTATCATCAGCAGCACCACAGTGGAAAAAACTAAGCATTGTTGATACATTTAGAAAAGGGAGTTAAATAGTTTATGGTTACTGGAAACAGATTATATGAAAATATAACTTTACCTGCTCCTAAGCAGGCTAACTTTATCCCTGGCGCACGGACATATCGTGGGTTCAGTACACTTTCTAGTGATACTAACTCATATACTCTCTATGATCTTAACTTGATTAAACAGGATATCATTAATCATTTCCATATCAGACAAGGTGAACGATTAGAGCAGCCCGAATTTGGTACTGTAATTTGGGATTTATTGTTTGAACCATTAACTGATCAAGTGAAAAACTTGATAACAAAAAATGTTGAAACTATCATTAACTATGATCCGCGTGTTAGAGCAGATCAAATAATTGTAACACAGTACGAAACAGGTATTCAAATTGAGTGTTCACTGACTTACTTGCCTTATAACATTTCCGAAGCCCTAAGATTTAAATTTGACCAGGATAACGGGCTTATCAATTAAACACCCAGATAATAAATTCCAATAAATATATCTGTTAATAGGAAACAGATATGTCAGCAACTGATAGACAAAATAGACTTTTAGTCGCAGAAGACTGGAAAAGAATATACCAAAGTTATAGAAACGCAGACTTTCAAAGTTACGATTTTGAAAATCTTCGTAGAACTATGATTAGCTATCTTCGAGAAAATTATCCAGAAGATTTTAATGATTATATTGAATCTAGCGAGTACCTTGCATTAATTGATCTAATAGCATTTTTGGGACAAAATGTTGCATTTAGGGTTGATTTAAATGCTAGAGAAAACTTTTTAGAACTTGCAGAACGCAGAGATAGTGTCCTACGTCTAGCTAGATTACTAAGCTACACGCCAAAAAGGAATATTCCTGCTAGCGGATTACTAAAGTTCACTAGCGTAAGCACTACACAAACAGTTGTTGATAGTAACGGACGAAATTTATCCGGACAAACTGTATTGTGGAATGATCCTGCTAATACTAATTGGTACGATCAATTTATTAAAATAATAAATGCAGCTATACCTGCAAGCAAACAGTTTGGAAATCCGGACGATAAAAAGACAGTATACGGAGTCCCAACTGAACAATATAGATTTCAGAGCGTAAATGCAGATGTTCCGGTTTACTCGTTTACAAAAACAGTAGACGGCCGTAACATGGATTTTGAAATAGTTAGCACTGTGTTTACTGGAGCTGACGAAATATACGAAGAGTCCCCTAGCGTCGCAAACAATCTTGCTTTCCTTTATAGAGAAGACGGAAAAGGCCCAGCAAGTAATTCAACTGGATTCTTTTTACATTTTAGACAAGGTACATTAAATCAAGGAACGTTTACAATTACTCAACCTTCAACTAACGAAGTAGTTGACCTTGACGCTGTTAATGTTAACAACAGCGACATGTGGCTTTATAAAATTGATAACAATGGATTTGAAACAGAGCAGTGGGCTAAAGTTCCTTCATTAGAGGGTAACAATATCATTTATAACAGTCTGCAAAAAAATATTAAAAATATTTTTACTGTTATTACACGATCAAGTGATCGCGTAAGTTTATCGTTTAGTGACGGTACATTTGGAAACTTACCGCTTGGCACATTTAGAGTATACTATAGAATTAGTAACGGATTAAATTATACAATTAATCCAAAAGATGTTAGAGGAATCACTATTGATATTCCTTACGTTTCTAATATTGGTCAAGTTGAAACACTGACAATTACAATGTCATTACAAACAAGTGTGGCGAATTCCGCAGCATCAGAAACAAATGCAGAAATTAAAAATAATGCACCGGCTACATATTACACACAAAATAGAATGATTACAGCTGAGGATTATAATATTAGTCCTTTATCAGTAAGTCAAAGTGTAGCAAAAATAAAATCAATCAATAGATCTAGCAGTGGCATAAGTCGATATTTTGATCTAGTTGATCCAACCGGGAAGTATAGTAAGACTAATTTATTTGCCGACGATGGGGCTGTGTATATTGAAAAATTTATTGACAATTTTAAATTCAGTTATTTGACTAGAACAGATATTGAGAGTGTCATTTATAATGAAATTTCATCTATCTTAGAAAAAAATACATTAAGAGATTTTTACTATTCAGAATTTCCAAATGTAGATACCGCACCGGTTGATGTTAAGTGGATAAACGTAACTTCTGATACTAATCAGTCTACCGGATATTTTACCGACCTATCTGAAATTATTCCTTTTAAAACAGGAGCATTTACAACTACTGAGTTAAAACATATAGAATTTGGAGCCTTATTAAAATTTGTAGTACCTAATTCTGCAACACAATATTTTGACACATCCGATAGCAATAAAATTGTTACTACTACTGAAAACACCAGCCTAATTCCTAATGCATCATCGGTGCTATGGACTAAGGTTGTTAGCGTATACGGTGACGGCACAAATAATAATACTGGTATTAAGCCAGATGGTGCTGGAACAGTACTATTGAACGATGTGATACCGTCAAACGCAGTGTTACAACAAATTATCCCTAGATGGCGCACTTCTCTTGAGACTACTGTAGTCAGTACAATGGTTGATTTAATTTATTCTAATAAACCATTTGGACTTCGATACGATGTTAATACAAAGACCTGGAAAATTATTTTTGAAGCCAATCTTAACCAAAGCACAACATTTAGTTTAGGCAAGGCTGGAGATATTGGAAATTCAAAATTAGATAACAGTTGGATATTTTTATTCACAACTGACACCGAGTACTATACTGTCCAATATAGACAACTAAGATACATCTTCGAAAGTGATAAACAGATACGTTTTTATTTTGATGCTTCGGATAAAGTATATGATGTGAAATCAAATACTACAATCAAGGATAAAATAAAAATTTTACGAATTAACACACGACCGTCGTTAACTATTCCCTATACATTAGATTTAGATTGGGAAATTTCTGAAGAGTTTAAAGGATTAGATGGTTACGTAGATACTAAAAAGATTCAAATTACATTTACTGACACTGATGAAGATAGTGTAGTAGATAACCCAGAATTATTTGAACAACTTATTAACAAAAGCAGTTCAAAGTACTATGTAGTACTTGAAAAATATTCAATCGCACAAGGGCAAGAAGATTATAGATATCTTTCAAATACGGGAGAAGTAATAATTCTACCCTCAGAAAGTTCTGTGATTAATTTTAATGACTACAACGACAGTCAGCATTTTTATTTTGTTGATACGGATGTAGTTAAAAAATTAAATCTAGCCCAAGGAAAATTAAGTTTTAGTGATTCATATCGAGTATTTCAAGGAAGAGATAATTTAAATTTTCAGTATATTCATAATGCTGATTACGAATCTAGAATTGATCCAGGCCTTACTAATATTGTAGACATTTTTGTTTTAACTAAAAACTACGATAAAGAATATCGAAGATACCTACAAGGAAGTTTAACGACCGAACCACTACCACCAAGCAGCGATGAGTTGTTTAATTTATTATCTACAGATCTTAATAAAATAAAATCTATTAGCGATGAAATTATCTACCATCCTGTCAAATATAAAATTTTATTTGGAAATAAGGCATCTCCGGACCTTCAAGCAACCTTTAAAATTGTTAAAAATTCTGAAAAGGTAGTAAGTGATAATGATATTAAATCAAGAGCGTTATCTGCAATAAATCAATTTTTCTCTTTGGAAAATTGGGACTTCGGAGATAGTTTTTACTTTACAGAACTAGCAACATATGTGATGAATCAATTAGCACCAGATATTGTAAATTTTATTATTGTACCTAATAAATCAAATTTATTTTTTGGTAGCTTATATGAAATTCAAGCAGAAAGAGATCAAATATTTGTAAGCGGAGCATCTGTGGATAATATTGAAATTATTTCCGCAATTACTGCAACAAAAATTAAGAGCTCTGGTGAAATCTTTATACAATCAACAACACTAAATGAACAAAATATTCTTAGCAGCACGATTGGGAGTGTTTAATGGCATACGATAAAAATCAAAATGAGAACGGTGTCCCTATAAATTCAAACGAAAAAAGAAGATCGTCAAGTCTTCTTCCTAGATTTTATAGAACAGATGCTAACAAAAAATTTACCGAAGCCACTATAGATCAACTAACACAGCCTGGAAAAGTTAAAAAAGTAAATGGCTACATTGGAAGAAAAAACGCCAAAGCAGTCACGGCTAGCGATATTTTTATTGAAGCATCGGATATTGATAGATCTAATTATCAACTTGAACCTGCAGCAATTATTCAAGACTACTTAGGCAATGTATCATTTTTAAAAGATTATATAGATCACATTAATCATGTTAAGATCAACAACGGAATCGTTGATAACCATGAGAGATTAAACAAGCAAGAATTTTATTCTTGGGAACCTCATATCTGCTGGGACAAATTTGCTAATTTTCAACAGTATTTTTGGTTACCCTATGGCCCTCCTGTTATTTCTGTAGCAGGACAACAACTAGCAATAGAAAGCACTTATACTGTTGTTACTGTTGACGAGGGAGATAACCGGTCTTTTGTTTTCACACCAGACGGATTAAGTAAAAATCCTTCTTTAACATTATACAGAGGACAAACTTATAATTTTATAATTAATTCTCCAGGAGAACCATTCAGTATTAAAACTGAACGAACTATTGGCTCAACAGATCGTTACTTGCAGGGTGTAAGTCAAAATGCTGTAGAAGTAGGAGAAATTAAATTTTCAATTCCTGAGGACGCACCGGACTTTTTATTTTACACAAGTGAAAATAATATTGATACTTCGGGCATATTTAAAATACAAGACATTACAGAAAACACATTTTTAGATGTTGAAAAAGACATCCTAGGCAAAAAGACTTATACTATGTCTAATGGTGTTTCTTTTAGTAACGGAATGAAAATTAAATTTACTGGAACTGTATCTCCTGAAAAGTATTCTAATTCTATTTGGTATGTTGAGGGTGTAGGAAATAAAATTACATTAGTAAGCGAAAAAGATTTAGAAATCATCAGCACATATACTTCTGATAGTCAGGTGTTGTTCGATGACACTCCTTTTGATTTTTTACCTTTTAGTGATGCAAATAGTTTAGCTGCATCAAAAGATTATATTACTATCAATAGATCAAGTCCAGATAGAAATCCGTGGGCTAGATATAATCGATGGTTCCACGAAGATGTGATTAAAACTAGTTATGAATTAAATTCTTTAGCGCCAGATATTGATCAGAGCGGAAGAGCAAAAAGACCAATTATTGAATTTGATGCAGGTGTAAAATTATATAATTTTGGATCAGTTGCAAAGAAAAATGTAGATTTAGTAGATACATTTACTACTGACGTTTTTAGTACTATTGAAGGAAGTTTAGGTTATAATATTGATAATGTAGATCTAGTAAACGGCCAGAGAATTCTGTTCACAGCTGATACAGATATACGAGTTCAAGGGAAAATTTTTGAAGTTAAGTTTATCAACGTAAAGCCAGCTAATCGACAAGTTGAATTTAACGGAATTACAAATGTAGAAATTCCGACTAACCACCTTAATCTTGATATTGATCACGGATTAGTTAACGGAAGACGAGTAGAATATTTGTCAAACGGTAACACTGCAATTGGTGGACTAGTTAATCGCCAAGTTTATTATGTTTACGTAGTTGATAATAAAAGAATTAGACTATATTCAGATAAAAATCTAACACAAGTTGTTACCTTAACCTCGCAAAGTGAAGGAAATCACTTGCTTGATATAGTAACGGTAGCACAAGATCAAATTACTCTAATTGAAACTGACGATACTGTTCCTATTAACGGAGAAACAGTTCTTGTAAAGTTCGGCCAAGAAAATCAAGGATCAATGTATTATTATAATGGATCCATTTGGAACAAAGGCCAGCAAAAAATAACAGTAAATCAGTCTCCTTTATTTGATTTATTTGACGAGGATGGAAATAGCTTTGCAGACATTTCTGTTTACGACGGATCAAGTTTTGCAGGAAATAAGATTTTTTCATATAAAACTTCTTCACTTAGTGCCGACTCTGAATTAGGGTTCGGGTTATCTTATCAAAATATAGCAAATGTAGGAGACATATTATTTGAATTTAATCTATTAACAGATTATTTTCAATATAAAGAAAACTTTGTTACACTATCAAAAAATACAGATACTGGATTTTTAAAAATTATTCACGGATATAATCTTGAAGAATATTCTAATGGATGGTGTAAGAATTTAATTACTAATGCTCAACCTATTATTAGAATTTACGAAGGTACAGAATATAAGAATAACTTTCCTATTGACGTATACGATAATGCAAACGATTTATTAGATCTTGAAGTTAGAGTTTTAATTAACGGTAAAAGAATTCCAAAGACTGCGTTTACTGTAGAAACAGGAATAAACTACAAATACGTATCGCTTAATCAAAACAGTAGAATAACAATTACAGATTCAGATGTAATAACCTTAAAATGCTTTGCAAAACAAGCTAAGAATAAAAAAGGATATTACGAAATACCTTTAAGTTTACAAAATAATCCTTTAAACAATAATTTACAATACTTTACTTTAGGCGAAGTTATTGATCATGTATCTTCAATCTCTGAAAATATTCCAGGATTTGTAGGAAATTATATTGGACAAGGTAATCTTAGAGACTTAGGAGACACATCCTCGTACGGTACACGGTTCGTTCAGCACACATGTCCGTTAAATTTTAGCCTTTATCATCTTGGTTCAAAAACTGCTAATGTTCTAAAATCTGTTGAAGACGCTAAAGAAACGTATGCAACATTCAAAAGATTATTTTTAAGACTAGCCGAAGAATCAGGTTCTGGCAGCAATATTAGGGACCATGTTGATGAGATTTTATATCAAATAAATCAACAGACTCCTAAAACAAATCCTTATTATCTAAGCGATATGTTTGCCTATGGACCAAGTAAAAAAACTGAATATCCTGTGTTGGATTCTCGTGTAAAGATGTACCCAATTTCTGATGTATTTGATATGTCAGCATTATCAAATAAGTCAGTTTTAGTTTATCTAAATGGTGAACAACTACTTTACGGATTGAATTATACCTTTACTTCTTCAGGATATTTAGAAATCATCTTAGACATCAACGAGGATGACTTGATTGAAGTATATGAGTACGAGTCAACTGACGGAACTTTCGTACCTCCTACACCAACAAAATTAGGCATCTGGCCAAAGTTTGTTCCTGAAATTTTTCAAGATACAACTTATATTGAACCTACAGATGTTATACAAGGACACGACGGAAGTATTACTATTGCATTTGGTGATTATAGAGATGAATTGCTTCTAGAGTTAGAAAAAAGAATTTATAATAATATAAAAATCTCTTACAATCCAGAAATTTTTAACATTGAAGATACTATCCCAGGTTACTTTAGAAATACAGACTATGATTTAGATGAATACAATCAAGTCCTATCAAAATATTTTTATTACTGGTCAAGCCAGATAGATCAAGATTACACTAGATTACCAACGTATGACAGAACTAACGGCTTTACTTTCAATTATAGAGGAAACATTGCACCTGACGGAAGACCCGTGCCAGCACACTGGAGAGCAATTTATAAATGGCTCCTTGATACAGACAGACCGCATTCACATCCTTGGGAAGTTTTAGGATTTACTATTAAACCTGTATGGTGGGAATCAGTATATGGACCAGCGCCATACACTGCTAATAATAGAATTCTTTGGCAAGATTTAAATGACGGTGCAGTTCGAGAGCCAGGAAAACCAGTAACTAGAAAGTTGCACTACAAGCGGCCAGGACTGATAGATATGATTCCTGTTGACCATCAAGGAAGATTAATAAGTCCGTACGAAACCGGAATGGTCACTGGCGTAATAAATCCAAGCCCAGCCGGATATTTAGAATTTGGAGATCAAGGTCCAGTTGAGACAGCATGGAGAAGATCAAGTCTTTATCCGTTTGCTGCGCTTCTAGCCTTCTTAACCTTATCTCCTAACAAAACATTAGGAACTTGCTTTGATAGAAGTAGAATTGTAAAAAATAAAGCCAATCAGTTAGTATACAAAGACACCAATCTTCGTATAAGACTTCAGGATATAATTTTACCTTCGAATGTTAATGATGCTACTCGAGAATATTCCAGCGGATTAATAAATTATATCTCTGATCATATTTTTACTATCAACAATTATAATATTTCTAGTTATAAGAGTGACTTGTCGTCTTTAACAAATAGAATAGTCAGCAAACTTGGCGGATTTACCAGTAAGGAAAAATTTAGATTAATTCTTGATTCTAAATCTCCAACTTCTAAAAATAATGTATTTGTTCCGCAGGAGAATTATAACATTGTTCTTAACACTAGCTCTCCAATTAGAAAAATTTCTTATAGTGGAGTTATTATTGTTAAAGTGTCTGACGGATTTAATATTGCAGGGTATAATCAAGACGAACCGTATTTTAGTTACTATTCTAAATTACAAGACGGTCCTACTATTAGAATTGGCGGAATAAGCGAATCATTTACAGATTTTGATACTAACCAAACTTATGTAGCTGGAAAAGTAATTAGATACAACGGAAGATATTATAGAGTAAAAACTAATCACATAAGCGGAGATACTTTTGATAAAGATCTTTATGTCTTATTACCAAGTCTCCCAGAAACAGGCGGAGTAGTTGCCACTCTTGGTAAAGTTTGGGAAAAACGTAAAGTATTAAAATTAAGTTACGGAACTACACTTAGTACAATACAAGAAGTGGTAAGTTTTTTAGAAGGATACGGTATCTATTTAGAAGACCAAGGATTTGTATTTGACGACTTTAATACTAACACTGAAAGTATTTCTAATTGGAACACCAGCTTAAAAGAATTTATGTTCTGGGCTACTCAGAAATGGAAAACTGGAGCAGTTATCTCTCTAAGTCCTGCAGCAGAAAAAATTACTCTTAATACTGAGTTTTCAGTAGTTAATGATATTAAAGATAGTTTTTACGGATATAACATTTTAAGAGTTGACGGGCAAAAATTAGATCCTGATCTAACAAGCATTTATAGAACAGATAACAATTATTCAGTAAGTCCTGCAAACACTAGCCACGGAATTTATTCAGCTACTTTTTATCTAATACAAAAAGAACATGTAGTTGTTATAGATAATAGAACAATGTTTAATGATGTTATCTATGATTTAGAACCAGGGTATCGTCAAGAAAGAATTAAAATAAACGGCTACCTTACTCAAAGCTGGACAGGCGGATTTAGTATTCCAGGATTTATCTATGATGAAGCAGTAATTAAAGATTGGGAGCCTTGGACAGATTACTCGTTAGGAACAATTGTAAAGTTTAAAGAATTTTATTATAGTGCAAACAAATTTATTCCCGGAGTAGAACTGTTTAATAGTAATGAGTGGAAGCTACTATTAGAAAAACCTACACCTAGGTTAATTCCTAACTGGGATTATAAAGCAGAACAGTTTACTGATTTCTATGATTTAGACACAGATAATTTTGATGCAGGCCAACAAAAAGTAGCGCAACATTTAATTGGATATCAAAATAGACAGTACCTTGAAAATATTATTCGAGACGACGTAAGTCAGTATAAGTTTTATCAAGGTATGATTATTGAGAAGGGCACAAAGAATGTTTTAAACAAACTGTTTGACGTTTTAAGTGCAAACGACCAAGATAGTCTTGTGTTTGATGAAGAATGGGCTGTTAGAGTAGGAGAATACGGTGCAAGTGCAGCGTTTGATGAAATTGAAATTAAACTAAAAGAAGATAATTTTAAAATTAATCCACAGCCAATTGAATTTGTTAATTCTATTGATTCTAATATTGTTGACTCTGTTTACAGACAAGTGCCAACAGACCTTGTTGTTAGAACAGTTAATTATTCTAGTAATCCTTGGCCAATAAGATCTCATAAAACAAGATTTTTAAGAACTCCAGGGTATGTAAGATACGACGACGTAACACTTAGTGTTGATTCTTTACTTGACCTTTTAGATCAAAATCCAAATGAATTTTCAATAGGAGATTACATTTGGTGCGCCTTTGAAACATTAAATGCAGGCGGCGATTATTGGAATGTTTATAGAATTACTCGAGCACCATTTACTATTATAGGTGCAACATATGACAACGGAATCTTAACATTTGAATGTGATATAACTCCTAATTTATCTATTGGGGATGTATTTGGATTACAATCGTCAGGCGACGCTGACGGATTTTATACAGTGTCTGATCTAATAGACGATACTATAGTTGTAGAAAAAGAAATTCCAAACTTTCAAGGATTATCAGGCGCAACTAGAGAATTGATTTTTGTTAGTCAGAGACTTGAAAGTATTGATTTAGCTAATGAAATTTTATCTACAAATATTAAAGCCGGAGAACTGATATGGGCAGATTCAAATGAACAGTCTAACAACTGGGCAGTTTGGAAAAATTCTCCAGTATATGCTAAAGTAGAATTAAAAAATGATGAGCCAAGAACCGAAGAAAAATTTGGTATTGCCCTAGCTACAAACAAGCTTGGAACTACTTTGGCTGTAGGAACAGAACAAAATAAAGTATTAATATACAATGTATTCAATGGAACTTGGGGAAGACTACAAGAACTTACTGTGTCAGCCTTAGGTCCTATAGCAGATTTTACAAATAGCGGCTTTGGAACTAAATTGGCAATGTCAGAAGATGCAGAGTGGTTAGCTATTGCTGCTCCTCGTGCTTCTAACATTAAAACAACTTACCGCGGCAATTATAATTCAACAGCAAATTATAATGAAAACGACATTGTTCGAGTTGGAAATGTTCATTGGCAAGCTGCAACTAACTTATTAGATGCTGAAACATCAACTATTGATCAATTTGCTCAAGACTGGACTCCCGCAAGATTAATCGAAGCAACTAAATCAGGAACACCTTCTGGCTATGTTGGTCAAGGATTGGTTGTTTTATACAAAAGAATTGCTGATGGAACATACAGAGTAGTAACATCATTTACTAGCCCTCATCCTGTATTAAACAACGAAGAATTTGGTACAAAGATGAAGTTCTCTCAGTCTAATGGAGAGTATATTCTTGGTATAACAAGTCCTCTATCTGGAAAATTATATCTGTATAGATACTCTAACGTAAGTGACGATAGCGGCATTGAGTGGCACATGGATTATGATAGAAGGTATCGTGGCGCCTTTAGCAGTTTAATTGAGTATTACCAGGGAGATTTAGTATTTTATAATCAAAGTATATATGAAGCAATTGAGGATTTATCTGCCGGTGCATTTGATATTGATCAATGGACAGTAGTAACTGATAAAAATATATTAGGATATTTCCCCAACGATGTATTAAACATTGAGGACACTAGCCCTGCTTCTGATAAGTTTGCTTATGATTTTGATTTTTCTTCCTCAGGGGATCGTTTAGCGATATCAGCCCCTAATGCAGACAAGGTATTTGTATATCAGTATAATGGCAATAGCTACGATCTTATTTTACCAGTATTAGAACCGGCAACAGGCGATCTTGAAGCAAACACAAGATTTGGTGCCAGTGTAGCATTAAGCAGTACTGGAGATTCTCTAGCCATTGGAATTACAGACATAGTAGGCGCTTCCAACAACGGAAAAATATTTGTCTATGATTTAACTAGCGAAACCTATGAAAAAGCTCAAACTATTCGTAGTATCAGTGATGAGATTGACGAAAGATTTGGGTCAACTATTGAATTCATGAATGATGATAAAACACTATTAGTGTTTAGTAAGAAAGGCGACACCTTCCAAGACGGCAGCACTGTTATTCTAGATAACGGAAGAATAGATATATTTGACAAGTATTATACTAACTTCATATATGGAGAAAGTTTAACGTTTAATGATTCTTCCTTACTAAAATACGGAGAAAGTATTGCGGTAGCCGATAGTACTATACTAGTTTCGGCACCAGAGTATGACGATAGCTACGTTGAAAATACAGGAATTGTATATTCATTTAAAAAACTAAAAACTCAATACAGTTGGAAAAAACTTTATCAAGAGTCTGCAGTAGTAGACGTTGAAAAAATTAAAAAATTATTCGTTTATAATTCAAGAACAAATACATTATTAAATTACCTAGACGTAATAGATCCTGTGCAAGGAAAGATTGCCGGACCTGCTGATCAAGAAATTAAATTTAAAACCTATTTTGATCCTGCGATCTATTCTTATAGTAATAACGACTTAAACGTAGATGAAGGTTTAGACTGGACGTCGGAACAGGTTGGCGTATTATGGTGGGACTTAACCAACGCAAAATTTTTAGACAGCTATGTTGAAGACCTAGTATACAGATCAAGCACATGGAATACCTTGCATAAAAATGCAAGTATTGATATCTACGAATGGGTAGAATCAAAGATTTTACCATCTGCATGGGACGATATTGCAGATACTGAATCCGGTTTAAGTCAAGGAATAAGCGGTCAAAGTTTATACGGCGATAATGCCTACAGTATTAAGAAACGATACGATAGTATTTCAAAAACATTTAAGAACACTTACTATTTTTGGGTTAAAAACAAAGTTACAGTGCCATCAGTAGCAGGAAGAAATATCAGTGCTACTGATGTTGCAAATTTAATTTCAGATCCAAAAGCTCAGGGATATCAGTTTGTTTCTTTCTTATCAAAGAACAGTATAAATCTTTATAATTTTAAATCATTACTTGAGAATAATGATGTAAATCTAAATTTCCAGTATTGGATAATTGATAAGACAGATAACAATTCACATTATCAGTGGAAAATTATTTCTGAAAACGAGAATACATCTATTCCTAAAGAGATTGAAGAAAAATGGTTTTACAGTTTAGTAGGCAAGGATGCTAATGATAGACCTCTACCGGATTTAAATTTACCTATTAAATTACGATATGGTATTGAATCTAGGCCAAGACAGAGTATGTTTGTTAATAGATTAGAAGCATTAAAACAACTATTTGAACGTGCAAATTCTGTACTAGCTAAAAATCTAATAGCAGATGATTATGACTTGAGCGATTTGTTAATGACTGAACCAAAGCCCTCGTCTGTTTCTAGACTTTACGATAGAGTTATCGATACAGAATTAGAATTAAGATTTATTAATACTGATAGTCTCCGCCAGGCAATATTAACTCCTGTTATTACTGATGGACGAATTACTGAAGTAGTTATTAGTAATTCTGGATATGGATATACAACTGCACCGTCTATTAAAATATACGGATCAGGAAAAAATGCAGATATACTACCAGTAATAAACTCAAAAGGCCAAATTACTGAAGTTTTAATTAATAATCCTGGACAAGGATATTCAGATGGTACACGATTAACAGTAAGATATTATAGCGTACTTGTTAATAGTGATTCTGCTGCTCTTAATCGATGGAGCATTTATCAGTGGGATAATGTTTCCTGGTTTAGAGCAAAAACTCAAACATACGATGTAACTCAATATTGGGATTATATTGATTATTATGCTACAGGTTACAACCAATTTACTAAAGTAGATTATGCAGTAGACGGTACTTATCAGCTACCATTACTTAAAACCAAAATTGGAGACACAGTTAAAGTTAACAATATAGGATCAGGCGGCTGGATAATCCTTGAAAAATATGCAGATAGTACAAGTGTTGATTATACTCAAAGTTATAGTGTCGTTGGTCGTTATCAAGGAACTATACAATTTAAAGATAATCTTTACAAATATAAAGAAGGTGGTGTTGGCTACGATGGAAGTTTATTTGATTCTGACGGGTACGATGAATTTGCCTCAGTCGAATTAAGAGTAATTTTAAATTCTTTTAAAGATAAAATTTTTGTCGATACATTAAGAGTTGAATATTTAAAACTGTTCTTCTCAAGTATTAGATATGTACTATCGGAGCAAACATTAGTTGATTGGGTATTTAAAACTAGTTTTGTAAAGGCAAAACATAATGTAGGTAGTTTAAAACAAAAAGTTACCTACAATAATGATAACTTAGATAATTTTGAAGATTATATTAATGAAGTTAAACCTTATAGAACTAAAATTAGAGAATTTATCAGTACGTATAATACAGTTCAAAATACTCCGTTAAGTCTAACAGACTTTGATTTACAATCTACTATTAGTAATCAGGATACAATTATTCCAGTAAATGTTAGGGTTTCTGAGACCGTAAATGCGGTTCCTCCTGTAACAGAGATTAGTGGTACTAGTGTATTATCGGAATATCCGTGGAAACATTGGTATGATAATGTTGGATTTACACTAAGTTCGATTGAAATCGTAGATGGAGGTTCTGGATATATAACAGCCCCAACCGTTATTATAGAAGATAGTTATGGAGTAAAAGCATCAGCAAAAGCATTTATTTCAAACGGACAGGTGTCTAAAATTCGAATAATAAATTCCGGAACTAGATTCCTTAAAGCACCAATTGTAACTCTTTCTGGGGGAACAGCCTTATCAGACAATTATGCTAGAGCTGTAGCAATTATTGAAAATGGTGTCGTTAGAAGTTCTATGATTAAAATGAGATTTGATAGAACAACTAGAACATATGCAGTAACTAGTATTCTTGAAACAGAAACATTCTCTGGCGACATTCAAGTAACAGGAAAGAGATTACAATTTGATCTAAAATGGGCACCAAATACTGAGGTTGGGAAAACTTTAATTACAATTAATAATGTTGAAATATTAAGAGATGATTATAGATTAGTTGTTAAGAATACACAAATAAATGGATTTACACAGTACTACGGATCTGTAATTTTTGAAACTCCGCCGACAAAAGGTGCAACTGTAGTTATTAGATATAATAAATCATCTATACATCTTAATGCTGCGGATAGAATTAATTTTTATTACGATCCTCAGACTGCTCAATTAGGTAAGCAACTAAGTCAATTAATGACAGGCGTTGACTACGGTGGCGTAAACATAGTTGGTCTTGATTTCAATATACAATACGGCTGGGATAACTTACCTTGGATGACAATTCCGTGGGACACATTTGATGATTCTTTTGATGATTATGTCTATACCGGTGCGAATTATGAAGTAGTTTTAGATTATGTTCCTGCATTAAATGAAGAAATTAACGTTTATATTAGTAGGTACGATCCTGAGGACCTAAGGTCTGTGAACGGTTATTTGCCGCCTGTTAGAATCGACAACTATGATTATGAAGGTGTTCCTATTCCTGGATACCCTGATGCAGTAATGGCTACATTTGTAGGAGACGGAGTAAATCAAACAGTGGTGATCCCCGAAGATAAAATTACAATTAACAGCAATGATATTGTTATTGTAAGACGATCAACAAGCGATGGCAGCTATAAACCTTTAGAAACTAACTATGACATACGTCTTGACGGAGGACCAATTGATTATTCATCTGCTACAGGGTTAAATGCAGATGATATTATTATTGACGGTGACGGATTCGTTACACCAACGTCAAGTTCGGCACCCGAAGAAGTTGTACCAGGACATATTTCTGACACTGTAGCAATTAAAGTTTATAATAGACCAACAAGCGGGTCTGCAAAAATTATCTCTAAAAATTACAAAGGAGACAATTCAACATCTAGTTTTACCCTTGATCAGATTCCAAATGGAAATGCTGTATTAATTGTAAAATTGGACGATCAAATTTTAACCAGAGGTGTTGATTATCAGTACGATTGGAAACTAAATGAAGTTAAGTTAACAGCAGCAGCGTCTAATACACAGATAGTTAACATTACATCTTTTGGATTAAATTCATCTAATGTAGTTGATTTAGATTATTTTATAGCTGACGGTGTTTCGACAGAATTCATAACTAGAGCATCTTGGTCAAGTAATTTTGAAGGATTCGTTCTAGTTAACGGCGAAGCAATAGACTATGTTTTATTTGAAACTGATGAATCATATGGAGAATCTAGTATAGGTAAATTAGGAATAAAATTTGCAGCACCGCCTGAATTAGATTCTGTGATTACCTATGCAATTACTCCTATTATCGAAGGAACACCAGTACTTGATAAGATGTCAATTATTCGATCTGAATCTTTTGAAGCAGAAGAAGAAGTGTTTAGTTATACTCTTACTATTCCTATAGGTAAAAAATTACCGTTTGGAAGAAATTCAATTGTAAGAGTAGGACAAGAAGTTTTAAGATCTCCTAGAACATTTTATTTTACATTAAGTGGAGGTCAGTTAACTTACAATATTCCTCAATATCAGTTAACTCCAAGTACATTAACTATCTCTAATTTATCAGTATATGTTGATGGTAAGCTGCTATCTCCTGTGATTGATTATACTTTTAATGGTGCAGGAATATCGGTTACATTGTTAAGTTCTTCGTATGTCGAAGGAACAGTGCTATCTATTGCAATTTTAACTGATGCTGATTACAGAATTGAAATTGACAGTGGCGGCGTAACTAACTTAATACTTACAGAGTCATATCCAACAGGTACTGAGGTTGAAGTTATTACATACTACAATCATGATATCCTTAATGTAGAAAGAACAAATAACAAATTAGAATCCCAAGGTACAATAGTTCCAATGTCTGCAGACTATTATGAATTTAAGAAAAATACTGCCGGTATGTTTTCTTTAAAGGCACCAGTGTCTTCAGACGATTATGTATGGGTAACTAAGAATAGAAAATTATTAACTCATAGTGTAGATTATTCTTTACATCCTTTAAAACAATCAATAATGCTGTCTGAAGATCTAATATCTAGCGATATAGTTGAGATTATAGTATTCAATGATCAAGTAACTGAGCAAGCAATTAGTTACATGCAATTTAAAGATATTTTAAATAGGGTGCATTATAAGAGATTACGCTCTGACAAGCAAACTTCCTTAGCAAGAGAATTAAATTATTATGATTCAGAAATTGAAGTTACTAATGGAAGTGTGTTAGCAGATCCATTAAGTTTAAAAAATATTCCAGGAATTATTGAAATTAACGGAGAACGTATAGAATATCTTTATAAAAATGGAAATATTCTAGGTCAGTTAAGAAGAGGAACTTTAGGTACAGGTGTACCTACATTACATAGTTTTGGTATGCTTGTACAAGATATTAGTTTTTCAGAAACTATTCCTTATAATGATGAGTTAATTATAGAAAATCATTATAGCGACGGTAGCACTAAATTAGTACCGTTAGAGTTTACTCCAGCATTAACATCAGGAACCGTAGCCGACGGAAGTACTTTATATACTGGATGGCGCCGATCATCAACCCCAACACAGTTTGGACAGTGCGATGATGTTGAAGTGTTTGTCGGGGGTTGGCTAGTAATGGGAGATTGGACATCAGATACAAGTTACAATTTAGGAGATATTGTAATTTATGGTAGCTATAACTATAGATGTACAAGCGATCATATAAGCTCTGATAGCTTTTTTAATGATTCAGATAAGTGGAAATTCTTTACTGGAAACAGAAGATTAAAGAAACATCCTTATGAAGTACACTGCTTAGATAACGGACCCGAAAGTCCTGGAGCAGATGTTGAATTTGATGCAGATTTTGCAGTCGATGGCACTACAAAGGGTGTATTGTTAAGCGAAATTCCAAGTATTGGAACTAAGATTAGTATAGTTAAACGACAAGGGAAGATTTGGAATGAGCCAGGGAAATCCTTATCGTTCTCTAATACTCCAATAGCAAAATTTTTAAAAAGATACGAAGGAGCATGGCCTAATAAAACACCATAATCTTAAAAAATAACAGATATGTTATTAAAATAGTGTATTATGCGTGTTGATAAATAATTTATTAGCGAGATTATTATGCAAGGTAAAGATCATTCAGGATTACATATAGAAGGCCATATAAAAATATGGCACCCAGACACGGGCGAAATCGTTGTGAATAAAAGAAATGCTATTCATTATGAAAACATTAGCATTGCCCTTGCTGAAAGTATTGCGAACGAAGGGCAAGGATTTATACAAGAAATGGTATTTGGTAACGGGGGAACTACAATTGATCCTACCGGAATTATTACATATTTGACACCAAATTCAACAGGCACTAATGCAACTTTGTATAATGAAAAATTCTCTAAAGTCGTTAACGATAGACAAAGAACAAATATAGACCCTACGAGAAATAGGGTCGAGACTAGACATGTTACAGGAACTAATTATACAGATGTTTTTGTAACTTGTTTTTTAGATTACGGTGAGCCAGCCGGACAAGAAGCATTTGATAATACGTCGAATAATAACGGAGATTTCGTTTTTGATGAACTTGGTCTTAGAGCGTACAGTGCAACAGGTACTGGAAGATTGTTAACTCACGTAATATTCCATCCCGTACAGAAATCACTGAATAGGGTAATTCAAGTAGACTACACCGTTAGAATTCAAAGTCTAACTGGTTTAAGTGAGGTGTAATATGGGATACTACCTAGTTAATTACACTGATACTAACAAGGAACCAATACAGGTACAAGACCAGATTGGGGATAACTCCACTAGTATAAAATTTACCGGAAGGAATACTACCTCTTACGGTGTTGACATAGCTGAAAACTTCTTACACTTATTAGAAAATTTTGCCAGCAACGCCCAGCCAGAAAACCCAGTTACCGGACAACTTTGGTTTGATGCAAGTCCTAGCACCCAACAATTACAAGTTTTTGATGGAGAAAATTTTGTTCCTGCTGGAAATATTTTTAGAGCAAGCGCAACTCCGACCTCAGGACGTCCAGGCGATTTATGGGTTGATACTGAAAATCAACAGTTGTACCTATACAACGGTTCATCTTGGGCATTAATAGGACCAAACTTTAACGAAGTCAATAAGACTGGTGCTGAAGGCGAAACAATAACAGGTAAAGATGGCCAAGATTATAATGTTGTTACAATGTTTTCAAACGGTAATCGTGTAGCAATCATTAGTAAAGATAGATTTTCACCTAAGGCAGCAATTCTTGGGTTTACAGAAATAAAACAAGGTATTAATGTTTCTGCTTTAAACTTTAACGATAACACTGAAACTAATAAACTTTGGGGAACAGCGGAAGCAGCTGACGGGCTAGTAGTATCTAATAAGATTATACCAGCGGCGAATTTTTTGCGGTCAGATGTAGCATCCTATACTAACTATTCTTTTTCTGTTAGAAATGATGGAGGCATTAGTGTAGGAGCAAATGCATCTACATCTATTAGTACAGATACTGCTGGATCAGCAAAGATATATCACAAAACATCTGGATCAAGTATTGACTTTGTAGTTAATAACGGCGGAACAGATTCAGTTGCATTAAGAATTTTAGCAACAGGTCCTAGAGTTGGAATTAATAATTTATCTCCTGATACAGAATTAGATGTAACAGGATCAGCTAAGATTAGTAATAGCTTAACTGTATCAGGAACGGGCGCATTATCTATTGCAACCGCTGGCGGCATAAGCGTAGAAAAATCAGTAACAGTAGGAGAAAATCTTAGTGTTGCTGGGCAAATTACCTCAAATAGTATTATACCAAACTTAGATAGTTCTTATGATTTAGGAACTAATCCGTCAGTATCTGGCGGAAAAGCATGGAGGAATGTCTATGCTGATAAAGTATATTCAGGAGAATTTATAGGTCCCGTGACCGGTAGTTTAACTGGAACAGCAACTTCGGCTATTAGGTTAGTTGGTACTACTAACTTTAGTATCACAGGGGATATTTCAGCTCCTGCTATTGCGTTTAATGGCGAGACTGTTGGAGGGAATGTACAATTCCAAGCAACATTAAGCCAAAACCTTGTAACAAATAAAACTGAAATTTTTAGTTCCGAGTTTACTGATGAACTATTAATACACAGACCTAATACGGGTTTAAGAAAAGTAACTAAAGCAAATCTTCTAAACAATGTTCCTATTATACCAGCCGGAACTATTCTACCATATGCTGGAGAAACTCCTCCAAGCGGATATTTATTTTGCGACGGTAGCGAGATAACCATTGGTGCTTATCCTGATTTATTTGCAGTCATTGGATACAAATATAAAGAACAAACTCTTTTAATTGGTATCAATACATTTGCCTTACCGGATATGCGAGGAAGATTCGCACTAGGTAGAGATAGTATGGACAATCAGACCTTTATTACTAGATCTACTCAGTTTGATTTTGTGATAGACGATCCGGGCGATGGTTACGCAGCAGTATCAACAACTTATACTAATGTTCAAATTAGCGGCGGAGACGGCGTAGGATTAACTGTTGATGTGATAGTAAATTCTCTTGGACAGGTAACATCGGTAGTTCTTAATGCCAAAGGAACAGAGTTCACTGAAGGTACATTTACCGGGGCACTTGTTGTTGGATCAGGTATACCTTCATTACCAACTCCGGTGTCACCGGCAGTAATATTTGTAACAGTAACGTTACCAATAACAGGATTTTCTGGAGCTAGACCTATCATTGATGGTAGTGTCGAAACTCCGTTTAGTACAACTATTGGAAAATCAAGTGGTAATCCGGAGGTTTCGATAGCTGTAAGCCAACTTCCACAGCATAGCCACAATCTAAAAGGTGGTGCAGGAAATCAATATTATGCTGTAAGACAAGTTGCTGGAACTCCACCGGATCTTGATGCGATATCGGGATTAGGAGGCACTGCACCTTTGCAAGCACAATACTTAACAAACAGTGGCGGAATTGACACAACAGGCTCGTTAGGACAACCAATTGATGTCACTAACCCATTTACAACAATTAACTACATAATCTTTACTGGGGTAATTGCATGACCTATAAAATTAATAACACAGAAAATGTAGAGATTACTCAAATTATAGATGGAACCATTGATCAAACTACAGATCTTACCTTAATTGGTAAAAATGTTTCCGGCTACGGTGAATATATCAATGAGAATTTTTTAAAACTATTAGAAAATTTTGCATCTACTACTGAACCATCGAACAAAATAACAGGACAGTTGTGGTTCGATACTAGCGTAAACAAATTAAAAGTATATGATGGTTCTAGATTTAAAGCAGCTGGCGGTTCAACAGTCAGTTCTACACAACCTGCACTAGCTCAAGGCGACATTTGGATTAACCCAACTGATAATCAAATGTATTTTTATGATGGGTCAGATTTAGTATTAGCTGGACCAGTATATAAAAGTAGTCAAGGTCTTTCAGGATTTACAGTTGAAACAATTTTAGATACAACTGAAACAAGTAGAACTTTAGTTTATCTCTGGTGCGCACAAATATTATTAGGAATTTTTAGTAAAGACACTTCAGAATTCACACCAAAGAAAATTATACCTGGATATCCTTCCACTAACGGTATTTCAAATACAATTAGAAAAGGGTTCAATCCTGGAACTATTTCTCCTAAGTTTTATGTAACTGCTTCAGCAGCAGAAAATTTAGTTGATGAAAATGGTACAGTTAGATCCGTGTCTAATTTTATGACAACCTATCAAGACACTGGGACAATAGGTACAATAACTATTCAAAACTCTACTCCTTTAAAGTTAGGAGAAGCAGACGAAAGCCAAATATATGTAGATGATACAATATTTGAAATCTCTAGTAATGCGATCAATCAAGGGTTTAGTATTAAAGCATTACGGGGCGGTGGCCCGATATCTGCTTTAAAAATTGAAACATTAGAAGGTCGAGTTGGTATCTTTAACGAATACCCAGAATATAATCTTGATGTAACCGGTGATGCAAGAATTACAGGCGACTTAATTGTCGAAGGTGAAACTGTTACAATGAATACTACAGTTATCACTTCAGAAGATAAAAATATTGAATTGAATCGTCCTGCATTGGGCGATAGTACTGCTCAGACTGATTTAAGTGCCGACGGTGGCGGAATAATTTTAGTCGGAGCAACAGACAAAACTATATTATACAACTTGTCAAATGATGCTTGGGAACTATCTCAAACTATTAATATTCCTACCGGAACAGAATACAGAATTGACAATTCTTTAATTTTAAGTTCTACCACATTAGGCCCATCTGTAGTTAGTTCAAGTTTAACTTCTTTAGGAACTCTAGCACAACTTAACATTGATAATATAAACATTAACGGAAATACTGTAAGTTCTACAGATACAAACGGCAATATTATTATTAGTCCAAATGGATCAGGATCAGTTGATGTTAATTCTAGTTTAATTAAGAATGTAACAGCTCCAGTAAGTCAAACTGATGCAGCAAACAGATCTTATGTTGATACTAGACCTGTAGGGTTTTCATTAGATATTACAGATTTACCGGCACCAACTGATGACAGTATTGCATTAGTCTGTCATGACATTTATCCCGAAGATGAATTTCGAGTCGGTGCTGTAGCTAGAGTACACTGCACTTTAGATGATAATATTAATCCTGTATCTAGATTTTTAAAGAAATTTCAAGTTACTGCTTCTGCAACAGTTGCATTATCGACTGCTGCTAGAGCGACAAATTTAGCAACAATTACAGTTGGTAGTCCTCATGGATACAGCACTGGAAATGTAATTGATATTGTTTGTTCAACAGACACTACATTTAGTGCCTTAACAAGTATTACAGTAACTGGCCCAAGCTCATTTACCTACAGTAATCTGGGCACAGATCAAGGATCATTTTCAGTCGTAGGAACTGCCGAAAAACATGCTTGGTCCTTTGTAACTAACCTAACAAGTAGCGTTTGATGATAAATATTTTGAATAAAGGGGTAATTAATGCCGTACACAATTGATAGATACAGTGGCGCTTTCGATCCAATAATCGTAGAAGATGGCACTGTTGATAGCACTTTAGATATCAAGTTAGTTGGAAAAAACTATGCCGGATACGGAGAAGTGCAGAATGAAAACTTTGTACATTTGCTAGAAAATTTTGCAGGCGGAACTGAGCCACCTCGAAAAATTGCCGGACAACTTTGGTATAATTCTAGCACTAAAAAACTTAATTACTTTGACGGTACACGATTTAAAGTCGCTGGCGGCTCTATTGCTAGTGGTCAAGAACCATCGGGATTAGTAGCAGGCGATTTTTGGTTTGATACAGACAACGACTTGTTATATGTTTGGAACGGAACAGAAAAAGTTCTAATTGGGCCACAGGGTATTGCCGGACAAGGCACTATTCAAATGAAGGCACTTGAAGTTACAGCAGATGACAATACTCTAAGATATATTATTGCAGGTATCGTAGAAGATATTGGAGTATTTACAGTAAGTTCTTCGGCCGATTTTGTATTATCGGAACCAGATAAACCTACTGAATTAGAATACTTTACTGAAATCAAAACAGGACTCACGCTAAGTGCCGATGCAGGATATAAGTATCACGGAGTAGCATCTGATGCTGATCAGTTAGGTGGAATCCCATCTTCAGATTATGTTACTAAATCCGGTGTAAATGCAGCGTTTACTAGCGTAGCATCATTTTCTAATTCTGGTTTTACTGTAGGAACTTCGACTCCTAAACTTGAATGTTTAATGCAAGGGTCGGATCCTACAGTAAGAGCTACTGGCTCAAGTTTAACATTAGGTGTAGGTAATGCAAAACTTATGCAGATATTTCCAACTAAAATTATGCCCGATGTTGGAAATACGTACGATATTGGTGACCCTGGAGCAAAGTATGCTGTAGTATATGCTACACAATTTAATGGTACTGCTACACAATCTAATACTTTAAGAGAAGCCGGCGGCAGTTATGCAGCAGCTGATATTACCGGCACTTCCGGAACGATTGTTTGTAGAACCGATACTTCAGAAGTAATAGATGGTACTACTATACCTCCAGGCTCAATCAAAGGCGAATATTTTACAGGTATTGCTTTACAAGCACAATTTGCTGACTTAGCAGAAAAATATCTAGCTGACAGTGACTACATTGTAGGAACCGTAGTTACTGTAGGCGGTGACGCTGAAGTGACTGCATCACAAAGTGGTGACAGAGCACTAGGTGTAGTAAGTGGAAACCCTGCTTATATGATGAACAGTACACTAGAAGGCGGCACATACATTGCTTTAAAAGGAAGAGTGCCAGTAAAAGTGGTTGGTCCAGTAAACAAAGGTGACCGATTAATTGCGGCCAACGATGGTTGTGCCGAAAGAGTTGCGGTAGGTAACACTATTAGCAAGGGAATTTTTAATATTTTCGCTATTGCCCTAGAATCAAACAATGATTCTGGTGTCAAATTAGTCGAAGCAGTTATTTTATAAGGAATTGAAAAAATGGCAAAAATTACAGCAGCACAATATAATGCTATTCAATCTTCAGTTGCATCTATTTTAGGCACCGGTAGCGGGAATTCTGGTTATGGACAATCAGTAGCTTCTTCTCAAGTTGTGGCAGGATCAACTATTAGATTGAGTCAGTTTACAAATCTACGAAACGATTTGATAAGAATCAGAAATCACCAGGGAGTGGGTATTACTAACGGCTCCGGAGCAACTGGTAGTCCAGCTGGTTCCTATAATCAACTTATTGTTCCAACAAGTACATCTGTTATTTCTGATGCGCTTAGAGTACAATATACCAACATGTCCGGACAAATTGCAACAGACAAACTAGTTAGACCAGCTGAGGCTAATTTAATAGTTTCAGTTATCAACAACACAGTAACGATCCCAGCTCAGTTTTCGCTAACAACATTAGCAAATGCGGCTGGTTCAAATTCAACTACTGCTACTTTTAATGGTACTAGAGTTCATACTATTACTGTTACTGGCAGTACTGCTAATCCAGCAAGCGGTAATCAAGGGTCAACAACAGCTAACTCCGCTGCTAATCTAAGACATTTCTTTAATGCAGGCGGAAGTTTTAGATTTAGCGCAAGTCGTACCGGTGGATCAGTTAACAATAAAAACACCTACTGGACAGCATTGCTTAATTTTGGAACAATTGAGTTTAGAGGAGATACTGTTACTGTTTCTACTGCTGGTTTGTATAGCGGTACAGTTACTACTAGTGTTAATTATAGAACATTAACAACTAGCCCACAGACATTCTTTACTATTGCTGGTTCAGTTGTAACTGGTGCGACTAACACTCCGTACAATACTGCTTCTGTTACTATGACAGCTCAAAAAACAGCAGACAACTCGGGAATGACATTCATCATCACTTATAATGATGCTTCAGTTGGCGGCGGTGGCCCTAACGATGAACAAGTTGACGGAACATTTGCTAGTAACTGTGCTTTATTAAGACCGGTTGGAACTATTCAAACTTCCGGAACTAACAGTGTTACAATTGTCGCTCCAACAGTTACATCCACAATGACTTAATCAAGACTTTAGATTAAGGCTTAAAAAAAAGATAACTATACTTGCTTAGGCAGTATAGTTATTTTTTTGGAGTAAAAATGGACGACAAAGTTCAAAAAGCGTATGAAGTTGCCAATTATATGACAACTTTAGCTAATCAAAAGTCAATTTTAAAGCAAGAATTCAAACAAAATCTAGTTTATTTTTTCCAAGGGCACACGTTCCAAGTATCAAAAGATCTAATAACTTTTGTAAAAACTCTTATAGACTTGAAACAAGATACAGATGTGGTGCTTATAGATGATAACGACCTTCCCATCAAGATCAAAAATCTTAATGTGTTTTTAGAAGATATTCTAAATCAGTACTTTATGGCAGTTAACAGTTATCAAACCAAATATCAACAATTAAAACTTTCTAGAAAGGTTGAGAGTTTAGTTCAATTATGACTAAGGGTGTCTTAATCTTTGCCTTCAATAACGAAACTATTGATTATGTTAAATTAGCCAAGCTGGCTGCTAGTAGAGTCGCACAATTTTTAAAGGTACCTGTTACATTAGTTACTGATGTACAAGTTGATAAAGAAAATTTATTTGACAATGTTATTCTTTTAGCGAAAGAATTGGGTCAAAAAAGATTATTTCATGACGGGTCTTTAAAAAACTTTGTCGATGAGTGGAATAATCTTTCTAGACACACCTGTTATGACCTAAGTCCTTACGATGAAACTTTAGTAATTGACTGCGATTATATAATTAACTCTGATTTTTTAAATTGTTGCTGGGGTAAGACTAGCGATTTTTTAATTTTTAAAGATAGTTTTGATCTAGCTAGTTGGAGAAATATCAAAGAATTTAATCACATTAGTGAATATAGCATTGATTTTTATTGGGCCACTGTTTTTTATTTTAGAAAAACTGAAAAGAATCAATTATTTTTTAATTTAGTTGAATATATTAAAGATAATTGGAGCTATTATGTGATGATGTATCAAACATTAAGTTCAAATTATCGAAATGACATCGCGTATAGTATTGCGATACATATGTTTAATGGGTTTTCTAAAGAAAATTTTATAGAAATATTTCCAGCCAAAATAGCATATGTATTAGATAAAGATCATATCTTATCATTTGAAGATAATAAAATGACATTTTTATTAGAACATCCCTCGTCTGCTAATGAATACATTGTGTCCAAGACTGAAGGTATGGATGTGCATGTTATGAATAAACTTAGTTTACTACGATTAATGGACAATAAGGAATTATATGTCTAAAGGTCATGTTATTTTTGCTCAAAATTCTGATGTAAACTATCTTAGACAGGCATACGCACTTGCATTAAGTATAAAATTACATAATAAAATAAATCAAGTTTGTGTTATTACTAATGACAAAGTACCCGAGCACTATAAAAAAGTATTTGATTATATAGTCGAAATTCCGTGGAATGATGAAGCTAAAGACAGTGTTTGGAAAATTGAAAATAGATGGAAAATAATTTATGTAACACCGTTTAAAGAAAATTTAGTTTATGACAGCGATATGCTATTGTTGAATTCTAATGATCATTGGTGGAATGTTTTAAAAAATAAAGATGTAGTGTTATCTAGCAACGTGTTTAATTATCGAGGTAATAAAATTACTTCTAATTATTATAGACAATCTTTTGAAGAAAATAAATTACCAAATACATATTTTGGATTACATTATTTCAAAAAAAATGAAAGTTCTTTTGAATTTTATAAATGGTTAGAAATTTTAACAAAAAATTATCAGACCTTTTATCAAAAATTTTGTCCTAGCACTCAACAAACTTGGGCTAGTATGGATGTTTCGTCGGCATTGATTTTAAAAATTTTAGATGTTGAGGAACAATGTACACTAAAAACTCTGTCAATCCCAACCTTTACACATATGAAACCAGCATTACAAGATTGGTCATTGTTGCCCTTTTCTTGGTATGATACTGTAAGTAGTGTGTTTACTGATCAATGCGAATTAAAAATAGGAAATATTTTGCAAAACGGTGTATTCCATTATGTAGAAGATGAGTTTTTAACACATGAGATTATTCAAAAACTTGAAAATAAATTAAAGAAAAATGCCGAAGAAAAAATATAATCCAACAGACATATTTTTATATTTTAATGATAGCGGAGTTATAGAATCTATAAGTCCTGAATTAGAAGAATCTAAAAAATTTATAGCTTTAGACTTTGACGAACAGCAAAAATTTTCAAGTAGTGGATTTCAAATTGGTAATTGTATGATAACTTTTGCCGATGACGGTAGTTATGAAATTAAAGAAGTTGAAAAATCTATACCTCCTACAGTACACAGTTATATTCACATTATTAGACCAATGATTGATTCACGTGAAGAGTGCTTGATTCAAAGAATGTCCAATTGTTGGAGATTTAGACTTTCGCCTACAGTTAAAAAAAGAATATTAAGAGATCAAAATAGGAATATAAATTTCTATATTTGTAAAAAACAAGACATACACTTTTTAATTAGAACAATAAGATTTCAATTATATGATTTAGTTGAAAATGACTTTATCGAAGTTCCGTATGCTTACGAAAACGAAAACGATTTAACAAAGTTTTCAATGGTAACAGAACAGTATTTTAAAACATATGGATTATTATGACTAAAACTTTTAACATTATTGATTGCGATGTGATATATTTGAGCTATGACGAGCCAAACGCTGAAAAAAATTATGCAGATTTGCTAACTAAATGCCCGTGGGCAAAGCGTGTACACGGTGTTGAAGGATCTGATTCAGCGCACAAGGCCTGTGCAAAATTAGCAGACACCGAAAGAATCGTTATAATTGATGGAGATAACATAGTAAATCCTAAATTTTTTGAACAAACAATTGAAATTGATTCAGAAGAGTTATATAATCGAAGTGTAGTGTCTTGGTGTGCATTAAATGTAGTAAACGGATTAATGTATGGAAACGGTGGGATCAAAAGTTGGCCCAGAGAGTTCGTGTTGAACATGAAAACTCATGAAAACGCTGACGCTAATAATCCTCAAAGCCAAGTTGATTTTTGTTGGGATATTAATTACATAACATTAGACGAATGCATGAGTTGGGTGTATAATAATGCTACACCTTGGCAAGCATGGCGGGCCGGATTCCGTGAAGGTGTCAAAATGAGTTTGACACAAGGAGTTAAACTAGAAAATACTAAAAAATTTATTCACAGTGTACATAAAAAGAATTATCATAGATTGTTAGCCTGGTTAAATGTTGGATCAGATGTAGAAAACGGTTACTGGGCAATGTTCGGGGCAAGACAAGGATGTTATATGACAAATTGTACTGATTGGGATTATGTAAATGTTAGAGATTTTAAATGGTTAAATCAATTTTGGGAAGATCAAAATGCAACACTGACTGAAGATCGTATGAAAGATGAAGTAGAAATTTTAGGAGAAAAACTTAAAAGCGAATTAGATATTCCTGTGAGTAGTCCGCTTGATCCAATACAGAGTAAATTTTTTAAAGAAGTGTTTACTAACCCTTCTAGAGTAACTACTGGTGCTAGAGTTGTTAAACGATGATGTATGACATTGTGTTTATCAGCTACCAAGAACCTAATGCTGAGGAAAATTACAAAAATTTACTAAACAACTTTCCAATGACAAAACGTGTACACGGAGTTAAAGGAATACATCAAGCACACATTGCCGCAGCACAGAAATGTTTAACTAAGATGTTTTGGGTTGTTGATGGTGATGCAAAAGTGTTAGAAGATTTTAATTTTGATTATAATGTTTCTAATCAGTATCTAGAACATGTTCACGTCTGGAGAAGTCTAAATCCAGTTAACGGACTAGTGTACGGATACGGAGGAATCAAACTTCTCCCAAGAAAACTAACTTTAAATATGGATGTTTCTAAACCTGATATGACAACTAGTATTAGTAGACATTTTGTTCCAGTTTCCCAGGTTAGTAATATTACTGTTTTTAATACTGATCCGTTTAATACATGGAAAAGTGCATTTAGAGAGTGTGTAAAATTAAGTAGTAAAGTAATTGATAGGCAAAAATCTAATGAGACTGAGGAAAGATTAAATGTTTGGAGATCAGTAGGATCTGATAAGCCTTATGGAGAATATGCAATTCGCGGTGCGCATGAGGGTACTAACTACGGAACTGAAAACAAAGGCAACGTTGATGCCTTAAAAAAAATAAACGACTTTATATGGTTAAAGGAAAAATTTGATGGAAATTAAAGATTTGTTGGATAGATTTGAACTGTTATTCAATACTAATGAACGAATATCTGATTTACGCAGGTCTTATACTGATAAAGACTTTTCTAGTATTTTTAGATTATTAGATAATGAAGAATTAAGAAAAGCTGTAATGGAGAAAAATCTACACAGTATTTTTAGACTTTTTGATGAGAATGAATATACTGAGGATATAAGAAAAGCAGTCATTGAAGAAAATATGTATAGTATTTTTAGAGTTATTCCTAATTTAGAAAACGATGGAATTGAAGAATTAAGAAAAGCTGTAACTGAAAAAAATTTACACAGTATTTTTAGATTAGTAGAAAATGAAGAATTAAGAAAGGCAGTTGTTGAAGAAAATTTATATAGTATTTTTAGGATTTGTAATAATGAAGAATTAAGAAAATTAGTACTAGAAGACAACGTTTGGAGTCTTTGGAAGATTTTATCTAACGAATTAGAAACACAGTTTGTTTCAGCATTTAAAAGTTTTTATATTGAACAAGTAAATTATGATGACGATTGTTTTTCTCGAGGACAACTAGCTAGCAAAATGTGGTTAATACATGAGCTAAAGAAACTTGATTTAGATTTAGGAACGGTATTTTTATGTGCAGGCTGGTACGGTACTCTTGCTGTAATGATGTTCGAAAGCAATTTAAAAATTAACAAAGTTAGAAGTTTTGATATTGATCCTAGTTGTGTTAAAATAGCAGAAAGATTTAATAAACCGTGGGAAATGGATTCGTGGAAATTTAAAGCTGGAATTGCTGACATTTTAAGCTTAAATTATAATAAGACAACTTACGATGTTTTTAAGCCAGACGGAACAACAGTAACTTTAGTAGATATTCCTAATACGATAATTAATACTAGTTGTGAACATATAGGAAATTTTAATCAATGGTACGAAAGTATACCAGATGGGACACTAGTGATTTTGCAAACTAACGATTATTTTGACATTGAAGATCACGTAAACTGTTCTAGTTCTTTGATTGACTTTACAGACAAAACTCCGATGAGAGATTGTCTGTACGAAGGTGAATTAGAATTACCAAAATATAGGAGATTTTTGAGAATTGGATATAAATGATTTTGATTTAAGAACTCTTCAAAAAGAATCTGCAAGAGCTCTAGTAGCTATAGAAGCTACCAACAATAATATTTTTAAATTTAACCAGCAGGCTCATCACGATAGCCAAAATTGGTATAAGGCTGTAATTGAATGGTATATCAACGAGTATGGTGGATTACCAAGTCATGTTGGTCCAGGAAAAGATGTTAAATTAGTTTTGGATAATTAATGTTAGAATTTACCAAGCCATTAAAAATTTATTTGTTTAAAGAAACTAACGAAGTTAGTTTAAGTATTCTTGTCAGCTCTAACACAGTAAACACTTACATGTTAAAGGTGGAAGATTTTGAAAAAATATTAGGATTTTGGAATAAAAAAGGTGGATGTCAAATACAAACTGATAATGCAGTTTGGCACATCCAATATAAAACTTCGGGACCTAGACCAGAGTCAAAACCTGTTGCATATGTTAGAATAGCAATATACTTAAAAAGTCAAGCATTTCATTATAGAGTAGATTACGATGATGTATATGAAATGCAAAAAGATTACTTTTATCAAAAAAATAATAAAATGTATTGGGATAAGGAAACACAATGAATCGAGAAGAATTTTTAAATAGATTTTCTCCAGGTACACATCCAACAATGTGTCCTTTGTTATTCAATCATTTTAGTACAGAAACTAAAGGACAAATAAAATTTTGTTGCGAAGCAAAGTATAATCCTGACATAGAAAAAGTTGACGGTAAGTCTACAAAGATTATAGAAATTTTTAATAATTCATACTACAACGAATCTAGAAAACGGATGATAAATGGAGAAAAACTTTCAGAATGTGAATCTTGTTGGATCAAAGAAAAACAAGGATTAGTTTCTAAACGATTAGAAGAGTGGAATGTCTTTCAACAAAATTATGATACTTCATTACCTGAAGATTTTTCTAATTGGGAAAAGTTTGATACAAAGTTAGTACCCAGCTATTATAATTTGCAAGTAGCTAAAACTTGTAACTATGCTTGCATTATGTGTTCTACAGATTGGTCTTCTTTAATTACTTCTATAGGGCAAAAAATGGGAGAAGAAAAAAAGACAATGTTGTTAAATCAACGATGGTGGTCTAATAATCCAGGAGAAGAACAATTAGATAAAAGTGAAACTTTTTGGGAAGGGCTTAAAGACATTGCAAATAAGTTAGAGCATCTGTATGTTACAGGCGGCGAACCTTTTATTATTAAACCTCTTTGGAACTTTATAACCTTTCTTGTTGAGCAAGGTTACTCATCAAACATTGTATTCTGGTGTAATACAAATACGTCTCAGTTTAGCGAATACCAATTAAATCTTCTTAAAAGTTTTAAAAGTGTAGAATTAAATTTAAGTATTGATGCGTATGGCGAATTGAATGAATATTTAAGAACGAGTTCAGATTGGAATAATATTGAAAAAAATGTTAACTTAGCGGTCAAACATGTAGACGATAATTTCCAACTTACTTTAGTACCTGTAGTCAGCGGGTTAAATGTAAGATATTTAGATAATTTAATTTATTGGTGGAAAAAAACACTTGGAGATAAAAGATGTGTAATTAAACCAATTATACTCACTTGGCCACGATCAATGTCTATTAATGTTCTTCCAAAAAAATATATTATGAAGTCAAAACAATCTTTAATTAATGTTATTAACGATTGTAATTTAGATTATAAATCAGACTTTCAAAATGTTTTTGATTTATTAGACAATCACGATTTTAGTACAAGAGCAAATAATAAGTTAAAAGAAGAATTTCTGTATTTTCAAGAAGCAGTAAATAAAGATTATTTAAAACAATTTAGTTATCTATTTGAACAAGATGATATACCACTATAACGACATTAGAACTGTACACTTAGAAGTTACAGATAGCTGTAACGCAGCCTGCCCAATGTGTGCTAGAAACATTAACGGTGGCGAAGACAATCCTCAGTTACCAAACACAGAATTACATCTTGATGATGTTAAAAGAATATTTACAGTTGAGTTTATACAGCAATTAGACAGACTATATATGTGTGGCAATTATGGAGATCCTATTGCTGCTAGAGATACTTTAGAAATATTTGAATATTTTAGACAATCTAATCCTAAAATGAATTTAAGTATGCACACCAACGGCAGTGCGAAGAAACCGGATTGGTGGGCACGTCTTGCTCAAGTTATGGGAAAAAATTCTAATGTAGTGTTTAGTTTAGACGGATTAGAAGATACTAATCATCTGTACAGACAAAATACTATATGGTCTAAAATTATGGAAAATGCTCAGGCTTTTATAAATGCTGGCGGCAGGGCAAGATGGGATTATATTGTATTTGAACACAACGAACATCAGGTCGACGAGGCCAGAGCATTAAGTGGGAAAATGGGGTTTGAAAAGTTTCAATTTAAAAAATCAGCAAGATTTTTCAGCAATGCCTCGGGCGCAACAAAAGACACTCATCAAGCGGCCAATCGTAAAGGACAAGCAACTACTCTTTTAAAACCTCCTACTGATGACAAGTATAAAAATACAGCATTAGCAGAATTAAGTAAAATTGATAAAAAACTAGAAGATACTATTTCTTTTGTTCCAAGTAAAGCAGAAGAAGCATTCATTGTGCAAAGTAAACAAAAATTTCATATTGATCCCTCTAAGAAAAAACCAATGGAGAAGTATTGGGACGAAGTTCCAATAAAATGTAAAGTAGCAGAAGAAAAAAGTCTTTATGTTTCAGCTGAAGGTATTGTTCAACCTTGTTGTTGGACCGCCGGACAAATGTATGTTTGGTATTGGTTACCAGAAGGCGGCCAAATTTGGCAAGCAATTAATAAAGTAGGAAAAGAAAATTTAAATGCCAAAAATCACAGTTTAGAATCAATCGTAAATGGATTATATTTTCAAGATATTGTTCCTAATAGTTGGACCAAATCTAGTTGTGCTGACGGGAAATTACAAATCTGTGCCAAAACATGTGGTGTAAAAAACGATATGTTCAGTAACCAATTTGCCAATTAACATAATAACTAAATATTTCCATGACACAAAAATATCCATCAGACACATTTTGTATTCTTCCTTGGATACATTTAAGTACAAGACCTGACGGTAGTATGAGAGTATGTTGCACTGCTAATGCTAGCGGTGTTGGATCTACAAATGCTGAAACCGGGGGTCATGTCGGAATGTTGAAGACAGAAGAAGGTAAACCAGCTAACTTAAATGTTAGCGATTTCCAATCAAGCTGGAACAGCACTTACATGAAAAATGTAAGAAAAATTATGTTAGATAATGGACAGCCAGAAAGCTGTTCAAAATGTTATAAAGAAGAAGAATCTGGTCATGTAAGCAAAAGACAATGGGAAACTAACTATTGGGCTCAGCGTGTGGACATCGATCAGTTAATTGCACAGACAACAGATGATGGACAAGTCCCTCCTAATTTAAAATATATTGATCTTAGATTCGGATCTAAATGTCAATTAGCCTGTGTAATGTGCAGTCCGCATGATAGTAGTAATTGGATTCCAGAATGGAATAAGATCCATCCTACTATACAGAATAGAGAATTAAGCAAGACCATGGCATGGGAAAACAAGGGCAGTGTTAACGGCTCAAGTTTTAATTGGCATAAAAATAATCCTCTTTTTTGGCAGCAATTCTATGAACAAATCCCGAATATGCAACAGCTTTATTTTGCAGGTGGCGAGCCATTAATCATAGAAGAACATTACGAAATTTTAGAAGAATGTATAAAGCAAGGACATGCTAAGAATTTAGAACTTCGTTATAACAGTAACGGAGTCGAATGGCGAGAAGATTTATTTGAGTTATGGAAAGAATTTAAACTTGTTCGATTCCATTATAGTGTTGATGCAATAGGTGAAAAGAATGCCTATATTAGATATCCTAGTAAATGGGAACGTACAGAAGAAGTATTTAAGATTCTAGATACACAAACATCTGACAACGTAGAAATTACAGTTGCATGTGCAGTACAGGCATTGAACATTTATTATATTCCAGAATTTATCAAATGGAAATTACAACAGAACTATAAAAAGATTAACATGTGGCCATTTGGTGCAGGTGGAATTAATCATCATTTTGTATATTGGCCACCACACCTAAATGTCAAGATCTTACCTCAATGGTTTAAAGACAAATGCGAACAACACTATGAGGAATTTATACCATGGTGGATAGAAAACTGGGAACTAGGTGTTCCTGAATGGCATAAAGGTAAGGTAACAAAAGAACAGTGGCTTAACGCCGAGTATGGTATCAAAAGATTGCGCGGCATGATTAAATTTATGAAATCAGAAGATTGGACTAACCGATTACCTGAAACAACAGAATATTTAAAAGCACTTGATACACATAGAGGTTTAAATTTTGAAGAAATTTTTCCAGAAATGACAGGAGTATTTTATGGAGTACACTAAAGGTTTAAGAAGGGAGCATTATATGCTTCCAATGGATCATCCTATAGCAGTTGAAAATATGCGTAGGCATATTAGCCGAGCATCAAAATCTGAAGATGCAATGTTTTCAAAAGAAGAATTAGATTGGATTTGGAAATTTGCATTTGCCGGAGGCAAAGAAGTTAGAATGAATAAAAACGGAACTGTGTTAGTAGCAGGACAGTTACATGAAGTTTATTTAAAATTTAAAGATAGAATCGATCAGTGTTTAGGTATACCTGCTGAAAAAAGTCCACAAGTGGGCGGTAATTATTTTATTACTCCCCAACAATATGGATTACATAATGATAGTATAAGGCCTGAAGATTTTACAACTACATTTGATAAAGTCCCGTTGAATCACGAACAACGAAAATACACTTGTTGGAAAAATTGGTTGTTACCTTTATGGATAGGAACACATCTTAATGAAGAAGATGGTGGACAAATTGTATTCTTCGATCAGCGACATATTGACTGGGCGCATGTTTATAATGGTGGCGGTCTAGTTCCTAATATTGCTAGTGTGTATAAAATTACCACTGATTACACTGAACTTCAATTCTATGACGGTCAAGGAACTGCTGTTCCTAAAGAAAACAATGCAACACCTTTTGATAAATCTGTTTTTGAGCAGGTAATGAATACTCCGTATGAAAGATTAAAAGGTTTAAGTGCTGAAACTATTTTAGATTGGGAACCAGGTAAACCTATGTGGTTCGATGCAGTACAGTTGCATAATACTAATGAAGGTACTAAGAGCAAAGGTAAAAAATTATGGAACGCTAAGATGGGTTTATTACTAACTTTCTTAGTTGAACTCGATGATGATTTACTTATAGAGTGGCGAAAAGAACAAGCTAAGATGTAATTATAGATAGGGTAGTAGTCTAGGAACAATTAATTCTTCGGCTACTATCCTATTTCCTTGACTACTTAAATGGTGTCCGTCGTCTACAATATAAGAATTAAAATTGTCACCTAATTGTGTTTCAACATCAAAATCAAGTAGATCAGTTGTGTGAGCCTGAAAGATATTATTATGTTTTTCCCACCAGATATTCCGATGACTATAGATTATGTAAGGAGTATTAGATTTTTCTAATATTTTTTTAATCGAACATATTTGACCAAAGTATAAACTTTGATCATCCCAGTCGTAAGAGTAACTAAGTTTAGCAGCCATTCGATAATCTCTGTTATGTTTATGCCAGAATTGATCTATAGCTTTTCCGTAATTTGGATTCCAGAACACAAAACTTTTTCTTAAAGAAACATCACACTTATAAATGTTTGGATGAGAAACAGTAGGAGTCCAGTCTAAATTATAATGACCAGTTCTTATATGATGTCTACTGTCAGAAGTAACTTGAAATATAATAAAATCGTAGCCTTTACCTATCTCTGATTTTAGTACTTCAAATTGTGTTCCAAGATCGCAACCACCATGGGATGCACTGTAATAGAGAACATCAACATTTTTCTCTTTTAATACTTCGACTGTATTTTCAGGTACTCCTTTTTGTCCTTCGTGATTAAATTGACTCCAACTGCACCCTAAATGTAATATTTTTTTCATTTTAATTTTTCAATAATTTTTGGTATTAAAACATTTTCAGCTATATATCTGTCACCGTTGGGCGACATATGAAATCCTCTGTCGATGGCAAATTTCTTAAAAGTTTCAATACCAATGTACTCGTTAACACAAAAGTCTAGTTCGTCGTATATTTCTTTAAGTACTAATTGAGATATCCGAGTTTTATCTACCATTTGTTTCGAATCGTGTGCATATATTAAAAACGGAATATTTCTTTTTTTAAGTAAATTTTTAATTGTTACTATTCTACTTAAAAAAATACTTTCCCAATTAAAGTCGCCCGCATTTAAAAGTTTGGCCATTTTTAAATATGTTCCTTTATTCGACAGATAAGGCCAATGTTGATTAATAATTTCTTTATGCAGCGGCATCCAAAAAATATAGTTTTTAATAAGCCAGTTTCGACATTGTACAATATTAGGATGACTATCTTCTTTTTCCCATACAATATCAGAGTCTAATAGTTGACAATGAAATCTGTCAAATGTAGTTACTTCAAATAAAACAAAATCAATTTTTTCTTTACCGTTTAAAATGTTTAATAAAATTTCAAATTGAACACCTAATCCACAACCGCCCATAGCTGTTGAATAATAGTTTACATCAATACCTCGATTAATAAGGCCTTCTGTTACAAAAAATGGTAAGCTATGATTAGGTACACCATTTACTTCACTCCAACTACTTCCAAGATGCAATATATTCTTCATATGTTTTTTTATAACTTTCTATAACTAAATTTCTGTACTCTTTATATTGTTGAACTGGCCATCCATGTACAATAATATGTATTCTGGGAGTTTTACTATTGTTCCAAACAGCATGATTCGTGCTTATATCTATTAATCTAACATCTCCAGATTTCCATGGTATAACTCCGTAGTTTTCCATACCAAATTCGCAACCAACTGGATTATTTAACGCTATATTAATTGCTTGTAACTTTCTTTTATTGTTATCTCTATGAGGCATAATGTAGCCATCTGGTTCTAAAAGCATAAATCGTACCCTGAGAAATTTATCTAAAGGCCAACAACTTTTTAACCACATAGTTGTTATAGGACATTTGTCGGCTATCTCAGTCCAATGATAGTCGGGAAGATCTTTTAAATTTTCGTATTGTTCGTCACCTTGAGTAATATGTTTTCCTCGTCCGTGAATAACAAGACTTTTCCACCCTCTGTGATCTTCGCCTTCGTCTCGATGAGAATAAAATTCGTCAAGAAGAATTTCAGCTTCTTGATACATCTGTTCATGGGGAATCTCAACATTTAATCTAAGAGTTCTTAAGTTTGATTCTTCAATAATCCATTTTAACTGAGCATCTAAATTTAGATGTTTTGGTATCTCAGTTAAATTATGATAATGATTTTCTTCTTTCCTTTTCTCGAAGAATTCCGAGATATTCAGTGTAGTATTCATATAATTTTTGTCTCCAAGGAAAGTTGAATTCTGTATCAGGATCTAAACTAACATCTTTAACATGCATTAACGCATATCCTCTTGTCGATGCTTCGCTAGTAGGTAACATTCCTAAAAAATAACTATCATTTTTTGCTAGTCTTTCTGCACTAGCTAATGTTTTTAACATTAAATTAAAATGAATTTGACTGTACAAGTATGCTGTTTTCCTATAAGACAGAATATTGCTAAACGCATACAATGTATTACCATTCATCCTATTAATTAAATCTTCTATTTCAAAGAAGCTTTCTTTGAAATAGTTACAATTCAGTTCTAGTAATCTAAACTGCATTTCGGAATAAGGTTCTACAAGCCCGTTTAAAAATTCTTGTTCTGATTTTCTAATAGACTCTTGATTGCTAACTTGAAGATTGTACCCGCTAGAAAAACATAGTTGGTCATAATCTTTTCCGATATAATTGTCTAAAACATTTTTTGTAAAATTGATTGCAGATTGACTAATATCTCTAAAATCTACAGTAGTAGCATTAGGGCACTTGTCAATAATCTGTAAGGCTTGTAGTCCGTTTGCGGGAGTTACAATTCTTTTAATTTGCGGGAGTTCAAATTTTACAATTGGTTCATTTGTACAATTAAAGATAGTGTCGTCAAACGTACATTCTATACGTAGATAAGATCCGTACTTTAAAACTAGATCATCGTATAGGTAAAACTTATGCTTTCTTTCTTCTGAAGTCCACGGCCTAATTTTAAATCCGTGTTCTAACAATTTACTAATAATTAATCCGCCTGGCTTTATCTTTTTATAGGTCTTTGTTCCATCACCTTTATCAACTGATAAAGGAGTGTGGTGATCATGAAAATTGTTCTCGCTCCTACTGATATTTGTACATGTTTGCTCTCCAGGAGAATTATACATAGGAGATCCGGATTGTTTCCAATCTTTAACATCTAATATAAAACATTGATTGTGTAGTTCGTAGTATTCTTCACCTTTGTCTAAAAGATGTCCAATTAGAGAATACTCTGGATTTTTAGAAACTAACTGTGCTAACCATATTGGATCAAATGTGTTTCCTGGTCTTGTAAAAATGACTTTAGGAGCTGTTTCTGTTTGTAAACTTTTAAATGCATCGTCGTAAGATAAAAAGTATTTGTAAAGCATGTCGTGCCTTACAGATGCTTCTAGAAGATTATAACCAATTTCCTGACCTAAGGTGTCTTTATAATCCTTGTTATCATCAACAATGTATATGATGTATGTATTTTTAACTAGTTTTCTCATGGGTTCTTCAAATTATGTTGGCTAGTTTTTACTAGCTAAATATTTATATGCTACTATTTCAAAGTAAAAATAAGAGGAAGATGTGAGCTCCAAAATACTAATAACCGGAAATAAAAATTTTGGATTGTCTTCTGAACTATTTAAAATATATCCGGACGCTACTTTTGTATCAAGGACAACTGGCTACGATTTAACCTCAGCGGATGGACAGTTATCTCTAGCCAAAAAAGTTTTAGATTACGATATTTTTATAAATTGTTCAGCACTATGGAAATTTAACCAAACTGTACTACTAGATGCAGTTTATAAATCTTGCATAGAAAACAAAAAAGATCTAAAAATAATTTGTGTAGGATCAACAACTGATCGAGTTAAAAAAGGCGGAGCATGGTTATATAATGCAGAGAAAAAAGCTTTGAGAGATTATTGTAATACACTTTCGATGAACGGTGTATGGCAAGGAGGTCCTACAGTCACTTTAGTAAGTTTTGGTAGTTTATCTAATGTACAACATAAACATCCAACTAGGACTTGTATGGATATTAGTCTTGCAGCAAATTACATAAAATGGGTTATTGAACAGCCTAAAGAATTTCATATAAACGAAATAAGCATAGACCCAATTCAGAAAGTTTAACATGGAAAAATCAGAATACGATTTTAAAAAAATACCGTTTGAAAATATAGTTCGTGTTGGACAACGAAATATGTTATATAGAGACCTTTTTACAGTAAGTTGGTTATTAGGCAGATATTGTAACTATCGTTGTAGCTATTGTTGGCCTTATGCACGGAGTGATAAAAAAGATCATAGACCAACAGAATTATGTATTAAAACTGTAGACGAAATTAAACGACAGGCTAGAGAAAGAGGATTTAATAGTTTTCATTTTAGCCTTAGTGGAGGCGAACCAACCTTTCATCCAGGGTACATAGATATTTTAAATCATTTGAATAATGATGCCCCAAATACAAATTACACCAGTGTTCATATGACAACTAATATGAGCAGAACTGTAAAATGGTTTAACGATGAATATTGTCCTGCTGTTAGTAAATTCCACCGTGCAAGTATAACTGCTAGTCTACACACTGAACATGTTGACACTAAAGAGAAGCTAAAAGAATTTGGAGATAAATTAGAACTTTGTCAAGACCATGATGTACAAGTTACAATTAATATGGTCATGGTACCAGAGTGGTTTGATAAAGATTATGAAAACGCTCTTTACTTTCATAATAGGGGTATTAATGTTACATTAAAGCCTCAAAGCGATCCCACTGCTAGTCGGGTAGTAGATGGTTATACTTCTGAAATGTTAGAAAAGTTACATAACGGAATGCCTCAACGGGCGTTTACTGAAGCTAAAGCTGCCACTGCTAAACTAGTCTCAAGACCATTTCCTACTTTTGTTAAGATGCCTGATCCAATTTATAAAGCAGAAAATCAAAATATCCCACAACACTTTCAAGTAGAATTTATAGATAAAGAACAAAAGGTGTGGTACATGGATCAGGCCGAACGATTTAATGCCTTTAATTTTAACAAATTTGAAGGATGGGAATGTAGTAGTGGATATCGAGGTATTATTATACGCGAACCAGACGGAAGCATCAAACGAAGTTATAGCTGTCACGATGTGCCATTGGGAAATATAGAAACAGGTTTTAGATTATTTGATAGTCCTAAACCTTGTATTACTCCAAGTTGTGTAAGTAGTGCCGATAGTAAAATTCCTAAAAGAGCACCTAATACTGAACTACCGTTATTTCCTGGAGATAAAACTTATGCTAAGTAAATCTCATTTAAACGTACTACAAGAGAGAGTTAAAGATAAAGATTGGGTATGGTTAAACAGAGACATAGTTCATCTTCTAGAAGGTAGAGGAAAACGTAAAATAGGCGTAATTAATTTTGATGTAGCAGCTTTAAAATATTGGGATAACCTTGGCAGGATAAAACTTTTTATTGTTGGCCATAGCATAAAGAAATTAAAAGAATACCCTAAACTTTTATTAATGGTCAGAAATGAAGCGTTACCAAATTACAGATGGAAAGAAATAGTAGACTTTATTTTAGAAATAACAGGAAAAAATATTGAAGATATAATGGTTGTTGATGCAGGATATACTACAGACGGAAGTTACCCTCACATAGGTACAAATCCTTTTGTTATTAATCCTGTATTGGATCTAACAAGTGTAGTGCGAGCACTAACGCCTATTTCTCAAAGAAAAACTTTTTACAATTCTTTATCAAGAAATCCAAAAAATTTTAGATTATTATTTACTTTAGAATTAGTTAAACGAGACCTTTTAAATTTAGGGTGTGTGAGTTTTGGAGTTTCAGACGATTACGGGGACGAATTATATAAAGAATTAATACCTGCAGAATACACACATTTGTTTCCAATGTATGCTGACGGAATAGTAAAAAGAAATCAGTATGTAGTCACTTACCCGCCCGAAGCAATAGATTCAATAGTAAAAGTAGTTTTAGAATCTACTTATGACGATTCTATTATACCTGGAACAAAATGTACTAACTACTGTGGAGGTATTTTTAGTGATAGAGTATTTTTAACAGAGAAAACGTTTTTTGCTTTTCAATCTTATCAGATACCATTATTTGTAACAGTTAAAGGGCATGTGCAAGCTGTTAGGGATCACGGGTTTGATGTCTTTGATGATATTGTAGATCATTCTTACGATTTAGAACCAAATCCGGGTAATCGAATAAAAATGGTAGCAGAAGAGCTAGAACGTCTTTTAAAGAACAAAGATTCCATAATGTCCGTTACTAATCTCAACGAGAGGCTAAAAAAGAACAATCAGCATAGACAGATTGTTCAAGAGCAGATCGGAAAAAATCTTAAAGAAAAACTTACTGAATGGTTTAATCAGTAATAAAATTATTGATCATAGGAACTACTTTAGAAATTACTTCTGCACATGCACGAGCAATTTCCATGTGTTCTTTTTGTGTTCCATTAGAGGAACGAAGTTCGATATAATGTATCCAGCTACGCAATGTACCGTTCATATATAAACGACTTTCAATAAGCCCTTCCGGCAATACAGCACGAGCTTGTTCTTTAGCTATACCGTTTTCAATAGCCCAATTATATGCCATACGTGCTTCAGTAATAACATTGTTCTGCCACCGACGCCATTGTTGTTGTAAGTCGTCATCGTCGGTTTCTATACTGTTCTGTCGATTAGCAGTATCCTGGAGTCGTGCCTCTCTATGTACAAAGTTAAGGTCCTTTGTTGGATCAGCGTAGCGTTGACTAAATTCTTGAAAGCTAAAACTACGATGTCGTAGCATTTGCCTTGCAATGTCTCGTGTTGTTTCGATTTCTAAACACACTGATACCATTTCAAGCGGACTCCAATGTTTATGTTTAACTAGATAGTTAATTAATTTTTCGCTGGTTCCTGTATTGAACTGATTACTTGGATTACTTACTCTTGCACAAAAAGCTATAAGATCTTGTGCATCTTCGAGCCCTTGTGCAAGAATTTCAGGAGATGGTGTACTATGTGATATTAACTTTACTTTCATTTTAACTTTCTATTTTTGAAGAATTTTTTAGTACTGTTTGTAATGTCTACTCTAAGTCTCTCTGTGTCGAGTTTAAAATTAACATGTTCTATGTCATCTTTATAAGATCCGAGCATTTCTCGAACTTCCTTCTCAAAATCACTCCACGATGTATAGGATAATTTTTTTTCTACTTCTATTGACCAAACTTTTTTATTTTTGAAAACAACATCAATGGCATGTATGTATTCAATTGGTATAGCATCAAATTCAATTTCTTCAAAAATTTCAGACCAAGTATCGTTGATATCTTTAGGAAACCATTTGTTTTCGCTCTGGTTTTTTCGTTGGGACAAGATCTTCCGCCAGTCTTCTTAAGTTTGCAGCTTCCTTACTTAGTTTGTCTGCTTGACTTCTGTATAGTTTTGCAGTCTCCTCTGGTGTTGCATTTGGATTAGGAGTAACTAAATCAGGTTCAGAAACTTTCGGTACTTCTTGAATAGTAGCCACATCTACTGTTTCAGATTTTGGACCTTCTGATTTACTAGGCGATTTAAGAGCTAATTCATCTACAGTGGTTCCTCTTTGCTCGGCAATCATTTGATTTAACTCAGACAGCTGAATAGCAGTAGTATGATTAGGAATCATTTCAATATCTTTAGTAGCTATTCTAACTAGCTTTCCTTCAGCATGTAAAGCTGGTAACATCATTCTACCATCTGAAAATGGAACCCTAGCTAATACCTCGCCAAACTCAAAGGAAGCTTGTGCAGTATTACCTTCGACGCAGCTAATAATCGCGTCGTGTTGACTGTCTGATAATAACTCTGTAGGAACTATAAGGCAATAACTAGAGTCACCAGGCAGTGTTCGAAAAACGACTAAGCATTTTTTTGCATCAGCCTTAACGCGACCTACGTGTTTAAGATCCATTAGATGCTCCTTTAGATACAGCATTTAAGAATGCAGTAAGTTTATTATAAGTTTGTCCAACTGCCATCATTTCTGCAGGCTTAAATGCACCTCTTGAACTAGCAATGTCAACAATCATTTTCATTGCAGCCAGATCATTGATGTTTAATTCGGTACCAGCAGCATTTTGAGAGCCTGCCTCGGACTGAGCTTCGGCAGACTGTGCAGTTAAATTAATTTGATTTTCTTGTGTTTCGTGTTCCATAATAATCTCCTTATACACTATATATGATAAAAATTTGTTTCATAGAACAGAAATGAGCAAAATTATGATTCTTGAAATTTTGGATTTTCGTAGTAGGCATATGTTCCAAACGGCGGAACAATTTTATCATTACCGTGAATAATAAAGACAGTATCGCAGTAATTTTCGTCACCCCAACTACCCCAAGGATATCCATCAGTAAACATGATAAATTTCTTTGGTTCAATATTGTTTTCTTTCATATAATGCCAATTAGCATCAAAGTCAGTACCACCGCCACCTTTGACTTCGTATCCTCCGATGTCGTCATTATACCCGTCAAAATCTGCCTCGTTGTAAACACTTGTATCAAAGCACCAAATCTTTAACTTAAAATCTTTGTACTCTTCCATAATTCCTTTAATTTCTGAAAGGAAATCTCTAGCTTGATCATCGCCAATGGATCCACTCATATCTAAAGAAATAGCTATATCGATAGTTTCGTCAAATCGCATACCTGGTAAAACAGCACCAGTGTGCCAACCTTTTCGATTTGGACGCATAAAAGTATAATCGTTTTTAATAGTGCTTTGGATTTGTTGACGTAGCAATGTGCGCCAATTTATTTTAGGTTCTGTTAATTCTTTAATTAATCGTTCTACACCCGATGGCACATTACCTGCGCCTGCACCTTGAGCTGCTTGAATAGTAGCATCTCTGATCTCGTCACGAATTTTTTTCAATTCTTCTTTTGAATATGACGGCCTACCGTCGCCGTTATCTTTATTCCAGTCAATGTGTTCGTCAAGTAACTGACCTAGAGCTTTAAGTTGCTCTTCATCCATGTTTGAAAAGATTTCATCATACACTTGTTCTGCACCCCAACCGTAATATTTGGAGTCATGAAATATTTTAATTTCTGGCGGAACTTCTCCGATCTTGTCTCGAACTAATTGACCATTTACACAATAGTCAGCAGCCGCGTTCCAAATGAATCGATCACGGCCTTCGACACGACTCATATGATCAAACACATTATGTAGAATTTCGTGTGCAACAACAAATTCAATTTGTTTGATATTTAGAGTTTCGAAAAATTTAGTATTATAGTATAAATGACGTCCGTCAGTAGCCGCAGTAGGACACCAATCGTCTGCTTCTTTAATTTGTAGACGAGTAGCCATGTTACCAAAAAACGGATGACGTAGCAGGAGACCAACTCGAGCTACAACAATTTTATCAACGATTGGATCAGTATTATACATATTTTTCCTTAACTGTTAGTATGTACATATTATAACACCGCCCGTAGGCGGTGTCAATGTTTAATGGACCAAACAATTATCGATCGGTCGCTTGGCTAATATATTTGCCATATTTAGCATGGAAATCGTCAAAACATTCGATCTCGTCTGGATCTAATGGCAGCTGATACTGTGTAAGTGCTAACTTAGTACCCATAATAACCAATTCAGTTTCAAAGTTATTCATGATAAAGTTAAAGAAATTGTTAACTTTTTTGTTCCAATCCTTATCGTTTTTATCACATGCATCTTTGAGTTCATAGCACAAACTAATAGTCAAAGAGTACATAGCTGAAATCTCTTTTGATTCCATCTTTTTAACCTTGCCAGTTAACACATCTTCAGGCTTAGGCATCTTGCTAGCCACTTTACGATGTGCCATAAATTTAATAGCAAGACCTTCGCCCACTGCACCTGATACCAAGTCAGTAAGAGTGTTCTCGTCACCGTCTTCGTCGTCGAGTAATTCACTTACAAAACTCCAAGTACGAGGAGTAGCAAATGCACGACTAGCAGACTTAGGATCAAAATCATAAAGATCTTTTTTGCTGAAAGAAAGGAAACCAACGACATCCTTATTGATCTTATTTTCAGTAGCCCAACCAAAGTAGTCGTCCCAGTCTACACGCATTTCCAAGTGAACAAAACGGTTCGCCAATGGAGCAGGCATACGATAAGTAACACCCTTGTCGCTTTCGCGGTTACCAGCGGCAACTAGAAAAACATTGTCAGGCAATTCATATGTGCCAACACGACGATTAAGAATCAACTGATAGGCAGCAGCCTGTACTGTGGGCGCCGCAGAATTCATTTCGTCTAGGAACAAAATGACATTTTTATATTTTGATGCTAGTGCTTTACTGGGCAATTCAGATGGGGGAGCCCATGCCATTGTACTATTGTTAGAATCAAAGTACGGAATACCTTTGATGTCAGTCGGCTCCCAGAGGCTCAAACGAACATCAATTACATGAGCATCAAGCTCGACGCCCAACTGCTTAATAATGTCCGACTTACCGATACCCGGAGGTCCCCAAAGGAATACAGGACGCTTGTGCTTGAATGCTTTACGCAAACCTTTTTTAGCAGCATTGGGTCCAACTTGTCGAGATGAGATTTCGCTCATTTATTATCCTTTAAAAAAATTGTGGTTAAATTGTGTTACAGTCAGTATTATATGACAGAGTTAGGCAACTGTCAAATACTTTTTAGCCATTTTGGACTTCTTCTCTGTTTTTCATAGCTTTAACCAATCCGTATTTTCGAATGTCGTCCGAAAACATGTAAAGTTCAAAAGCTTTTTTTTCAGAAAAAACAACCAAATAACTGTTAGTAAGATAATAAGGACAATCAATATATCTATCAAAAAATATGATTGTTTGGGGACTTAGTTCGATTGGTTCAGTGAACTTAACTTCGTAACTTCTTAACTCTAGCTCTTTGGTTAAGAAATCGTATCCTTCATCGGATAATCTCAATCCGCCTTCTTTTTTTGAACGGTGACTTTGCCACCATTTGAACATATGAATTTTTATGTTAGCAGGATCACAAGATTTTTCTTTTTGTTTAAGAAAAATTTTTGTGTATGTTTCCTTGGCTATCATTTAACTGGATCGCCGGATGTTAATTTATAAACTTGAAAATCTTTACAATTAAACATTTGATTTAATTTTTTAGCAAGATTGTGTGCATGTCCGGGGTTACTAAAACTGACTTTTTTATATTTTGGTCCAGGGTAACTAGTTAAACTATTAAAACTTTTTAAATTGAAAGGACTACCTTTATAGAAGACAGCCCAAACTGCTTCTGCTTCTAAAATTTGATCGCATTTATAATTTTTTTTATTTACTTGTTCCAGAAGAACTTTTGGTTTTGGTCTCGACATATATACGTCTCCGAAATGTACGTATATATTTATCCATTTTTTAGTTAAAAACCACCACCGTCCATTTTTATAGTAACCGATTCTCCAGATGTTTTTTGTAGTGCAGAAAGAACTTCTGTATAGTCTTGCAGCAGTTTAGCACTAATTTCACCTAAACAAAATGCTAAATTTTTAGCAGTTTTTATATCTAACTTAATTTCTCTTTGTTGGCTTAGTTCTGCAGCCCTTACCTGTTGTATAAACTGCTGAATAGGTAATGTGTTAATAGTATTATTTTGCATGACTAAGTACCTGTTTCATTTCTAATTCAGTTTTAAAAGGTCCTCTGGATTCATATCTTTCAATAGTGATTAGTTTAGGACAGAACGATTTTACCCATCCTTTATCAAATCTAATGGTATAATATCCTGCACAGTATAAACTTTTACTTTGACTACTCTTTGTAAACAAAGGTAATTTTCTCTTAATATCAAAAAGAGGATTGTATGGATGACATGGTGTAGGAAATCCGTAAACATCTCTTACTTCTATTGAAGAGATTTTAGTTTTGATAGATTTTCCAAAGAAATCTTTTCCAAAAATTTTAGTTAGTTCGTCTTTACGATTAAAATATTTTTCGCCGTCTTTGGAACTTAACATAAACTTGTTGTTTTCTTTTTTATGTAAGATAGCAACCTTTTCACCATCTTTTTCTATTATCCAATACTTTCCTTCTATAATGGGTTTAGCTTTTAAATTCATTTGTATCCTTTATAGATTTAAATTAGTTCAACTTCTTTACTAGTATATTTGGCAGCGAATGGTTCTGCATATTGTTGAATGTTGTCTGAAATTTTTTGTAAGTCAAATAAATTACAAAATTTTAACATTCGAATTCCAACTTGGTCAATTTTCTTAGGAGAACTAGTCTGTGCATGAATAGTTTCTTTAATCAAAGATCTAATATGATCAGGTTGTGCAGTTAGATCACAGAGCTGTACATTTCTATTATAGTCGTCGAGCACTCTATGTTCAACACCGTTATGATCCATCCAACGTTGTAACATGAGATTGTTCCACGCGAATCCTTTTGAGTTTCTATCTTCAAACGCTTCTGTTAGTCCTACTTTATTTTTTGTTCCTTTAACGCGAACTCCTGGGTATGCTGAAAACACATTATCGCTTGTATCACCTCGCATACATTTTTCGAATAGCAGCCATTGTGGATTAGGTGCCGGCTTCGGCTGCTTAGTTTTTTTATCAATTACTTCTTTTCCTCGATCGTCAAAATATCCTTTGTGCGTAGTAGTTACATTTGCTACGCCGTTGTATTGCCGAACAGTTGGAGAAATTAGTTGTGCAAAGTCGCTGTCAGTGCTAATAATAACATGACTGTCGTGAGGATGACTTTGTATCCATCCTGCAATAAGATCATCTGCTTCTAACTGTGGGTGTTGTAACACAGTACAATTAGATTTCTCAGTAATGAATTCCTTAAACTTATCAAAGGTTTCCCAAAAGAGTTTATCTTCTTCTGCTTCTTTTGGAGTCATAGCAGCTCGAGTTTCGGCTCTATTAGCCTTATAGGGCGTATAAACGTCTTTACGCCATGATCGACCTTCAAGACAGAATACAACATGCTTGCCCTCAAAATCTTGCCAGGCCTTTTTAATACTGTTAAAAGTAATATGGAGAGCCATACCAAGTTTAGTATCAGCATCTCCACGAACTACGTGCCTAGCACGGAAAAATGTATTAGCAGTATCTACTAGAATATATGTCATGAAACTTCTAATTTGCCTTTTGAAATTGGAACAACGTTAATATATCCGGCTCCTCGAGTAATATCTTGACCTTCTTCGGCTAAGATATTACGAGCAAGGTCACGGAACCATAAATCAACAACAAGCTCGTCTGGATCACCATCTAAACCATAACCCGCTTGTCTTAATTGTACAATAAAGTATTCGTTCCAGTCAAGTTCAAAAAAGCCATTTCTAGGATTTTCTGGATTGACCTTAGTATCTAAAACAGCAATATAAGGTTCTTGGTTAGCAGTAGCTCGTTCTTTTGGCGTCATTTTAGCCAATTCTTCTTGTTGACGAGCTTCTTCTTCTGCCTTTTTAGCTGCTTCTTCGCTAGCTTTAGCTTCAGCTAAACGAGCTAATGATTCAGCTCTTTCTTTTTCTAATCGTTCGATGCCCGTTATTTTTTTAATAAAGTTTTTCATTAGGTTCCCCATTCGTTTTTAAATAACGGCACTTGAAGTCGATCACTGTACCGCCATCCTTTTTGCATTGCCATCTGTGCCACTGTTCTATTATTAAGATTGTACACCCGTTCAACACCCCCGACAGGCATAAGATAAATGTGACCTTCGAAACCGTTATCGCGATATTCTTGAACTGCCTGTTCTGCATCTTTAAGATCCTCTTCAGTGGCGACTACGAATTTTAGATAAGTGTGTCCTAGTTCTTCATATTCTCTAACGATATCTGGACGTATAGCGTCTTCTTTCTTCTCTCCGCTTACACCTAGTTTTGGACTCACGCTAAACGTAAGATTGTGATACCCTTGTTTGTGTGTCCACTTTTCTAAGTACTTTCTAAAATCTTTAGATATTTCTTGAGTACCATTTGTTTCAAATGTTATATCTTTTAATTTTTTCATTTTATCGTGACTTAACAAATCTGGATAAGCACGTTGCCAACCTAGCAAAGGTTCACCGCCTGTAATAACAAGATGCTCACTGCGCCATTTATTATAAGGAAGTAATTCCATTATTCTATCAACTATAGCATCTACAGTTAGCATAGGGCTTAGATCTTTAAATGCTGGATGCCAACTTGCATAACTATCACAGCCTGTAGTAACTAACGGCAGTTCTTCGTACTTATGAAAAGATTCAATATTGGCATGTGTATATGCAATATCATCTGCTTCAATACTAATCTCACCGCGTGGCATACCAAATCCGGCGCATTTAAAATTACAACCGTATGTACGTAAGAAAACAGAAGGAACACCCATAAAGCGTCCTTCGCCTTGTATGCTATAAAAAAGCTCTGCTATTTTTATTTTACTCATCTTTTTTCTTTCTAATATAACTTTCTCTTAATTTGTCTACATATTCTATAGAAGATTTTAAAACTTCAGAATAATTAAGAGCTTGTTGTGTTGTAAGAGAAATCGACGACTCTGTCTCTATATAGCCCTTAGTTAATAATATCCAAATTTGTTTTAGTCGATTAATAGACCACCATTTAGATTTAACTGTGGTATAGATTGTAATATCTATACCTATGTCGCTGGCTTCTACCCAAAGATCGTGAGAATGATTTGCATCGTGACAATTACAGGCAATACGGTAAGACACTGAGTCCCCCCATTCGCCCGTTTTATAAATTCCTTCTGCAGGTATCTGCGGTGTCATTGCTTTAATACCTCTAATGTGGCTATCTTAGCTATTTTCTCTCCAAAGTCTTCATCCTTACCAATAACATACATCTGATTATGACTACGATCACTGTTACGATCATGATATCTAAATTCTACTACTTTACCGCCAACAGCATTGTATACAGTAAACTGTAAAACAGCATCGCTATTCAATTGACGAGTTTCATAAACACTGTTAGGAATACCAATGCCTAAAGATTGTGATTTTTCCATACCGGCGTCCCACGCTTCCTTAGACCAATCTCTGAATTTTTTCTTAAACCATTTTTTAATCATCGTTCATTCCTGCAATAAATTCGCTAACGCGACGTTCTGCTTCTTCTCTATCAACAGCCATTAATGTTACTGTCAATACATTGTTTTTGTCAAGCTTAACATCATACGGCATCTTGCCATTAAGAACAAATCCTTCGGAGACATTACGTACTACTTTGTACTCTCTAAGATTTTTCATCCTATGAATAACATCTTCGACTTTTTTGTCCATTACTCTCTTTCCATTGATGAAACTTCAGTAACTATAGAAACTACCTGTTCTAAATTTTGACAAAGTACTTTAGCAGTTGCCCAGTCGCCGTCGGAATTACGTCCCGACACTTCTACCATAAATCCGTTGTCATACATATTGATAGTAAAACTATCTCCTACTTTTGCTAGCTTGTCGCCTATATTCATTTTATTTCTCCTTGTTTAATAAATTACGATAGTTGCATAGATCATCTATTAACGGCGAATGCCCCCATAATAAAAATTCTTCGGCAGTCCATCCAATATAGTAATCGTTAGCTTCTCTTCTTTCGGGCCACCAGTCGACAGGAAATTCCTCATCTCCTAGTAGATCCCATTTTTCTCCATTTATAATTTGAAAACTAAATTGTTCTTCAAGTGTTCCTGTTAAACAAAGATACTGATCTTCATCTACTTCTATTATATCATCTTTGTTAATTAAAGTCACATTTAAGTTTCTTTCATTTTATTATCTTGGAGCAAAATCTTGTTGTAGTTTGATGTTATCAAAGAATTCTTTTTTAGTGCCTTGATCATCTTTGAACGCACCTTTTAATACTGTAGTCTGTGTAAGACTACTATGTGCCATAATACCTCGATTCTCACAGCAGCCATGTGTGGCCTGAATGTACACACCTACATCTTTAGCGTCAGTAGCTCGACTAATTTCTCTTGCAATATCGTTGGCCAGTTCTTCTTGTAGAGTACCGCGTCTAGCACACCATTGAGCGATTCGAGTGTACTTAGATAAGCCAATAAGTTTATTAGCAGCAATGATACCAATATATGCTACACCATTAACTGGTTGATGATGATGACTACACATACTTCTTAATTCGCTACGTACTACTAACATTCCTTCATATCGTTCTTCTGAATCGTTAGGAAATGCTGTACAGTCCGGCGCCGGGTCATATCTTCCTGCCATTATTTCGTTGAAATACATTTTAGCAAGCCTGCGGGCTGTGCCTTTACTGTTAGGATCGTTTTCGCGATCAATCAGCAGTGTGTCTAGTACACCTTCAAATGCTTCTGTAGCTTCATTAATTAAGTGCTCTTTGTCGCTGTCATGAAGATAGTCGCTGATATTGTCTCCTGCCCAGAAACGCTTTCCTTCTCTTTTCATTTTAGCACGTAGTACAGCAGATAATGTTGATTCTTGGTAGCCACCATCTCCGGCCATAGCATCTAAGCCAGTCTCGTCGTTGCTTTCATACATTTTGTTATATACCATAAGTTTTCCTTTATTGCTATTTTACAATGTTATTTAGGTTTAGTCAACCTTAAAAGAGTATTTTTCTTTACGGCTGCATCAAGAGTATTTAGGTTTACACTATGATCATCTGCATATTTTAATAGTGCTTCTGTATCTTTAGGAAAACATGCTCCACCGAACCCATAATACTTGTCAGGCCCGGGCACTTGCATATGACTATCGCCTATGCGCTTGTCCATATTAATCAAATTAGACAGTTGCCTCCAATTGTAACCTTTCTTATCGGATAATTGATATAGTTCATTCATAAAGACAACTTTTGTAGCAAGGAAACTGTTAATGGAATATTTGACAAATGCTGCTTCACCGATACCGCATAGTTCAATATGCCTAAGTTCGGTTTGCAGTTGTTTAATAATTCTTATTGCTTCTCTTTGATAAGCACCAACAGTGCCGCCAACTATAGTCCATTCTGCTCTAGCAAAGTCTGTTATACCAGATGAGGCTCTAAGAAATTCTGGAACGTAAACTAAATTAGGTAACAGTTTACCCCAGTCTTCGTAAAAGTCTGGCGGCGCAGTTACTTTACTAATAATAGTTCCAGTAAATCCAAATTGCAATTCTTTTAAAACACTCTCAATAATACTAGTATCACATTGTCCGTCTGCACCTTGCGGACTTGGGACACATATAAACACACAAGAACATTCTTTTTTTAGATCATAGTAAGTTGTGTTCCATCCCTTGGCTGGATCAATAATAACTGCTTGAAATGGAGGCACTATGCTTTGTGCTATTGCTTCTCCAACATAGCCATGACCAATAATTCCTATTTTTTCATACATTACAAATACTCGCTTAATAATATTTCACATAATACACGATCTTTTTCTGATTTAAATGTAAATGTCATAAAGTGTGTAGTAGGATGACTAGTATATCTGTGACCAGGTAATCCAAATACTTCCATTACCTTAGCACAGATTTCAGTCCACGGCATATCAGGGTGCTGCCAATTGATCCATACTGTGTGTGGATTTTTTATAGTTTCCTTTTTCGGGTATAACATGTCTAACTCCACCTCTTGGATCCTCCATATCGCCTATACGTCGTGGTATCATGTGTACGTGGGGATACATCACTGTTTGTCCAGCTGCTTCTCCAACATTTTGGCCGATGTTAAAAGCATCCCACCTTTCAGCTTCAACACCCTCGTGTCCGAACTTGTAGGCTGCTTTGTAGCATTCCCAGAGATTGTTCCAGTTTTCTTGGGTAGGCACAAATAACAAATGCCCTTCGGTAACTGCATAAGCGTCTCTGAAGACCCAGAAGTCTTTGGTTCTGTACTCGATTTCTGTCCACGGTGCTCTTTTTTCATTTAAGGCCTTTTCAATATCTGTCAGCATACTCGTTCCAAACCATATTCATTAATGTAGAATAATTATCCCAGGCCTTTTTAACAGCAGGGTTATTATTTCTTGCTTTAATCTCAATCATTTCTTTACGCTTTATATGATTGATGTAATCTTGATCTCCACGAGATTTAACAATTACGTCATTCATTCTTTGATCAATTTCGGCTAAGGCATGAAAGTTATCTTTAGGTATTAGAATATCATAACACTCTAAATCTTCTGTAGCAAAATAAAAATCATGTGCATCCTGATAAGTGCTAACCTGTGGTGGTTTAGCCTTTCTAATAGTGCGTGAACTAGGCCTCAATTGAATATCCCAATTACAGCAGAAACGATCTAGTTCTTTATTATCCACGCCAAAAGTTCTCCCAAGGATATACTATCCAGCAATCCTCTTCAGCCTTGTTAATTTCATTAGCTGAGTAATCTACTTCTTCTTTGCTGGCAAGATTATTATGAATTACAGCAAAACGAACATTATTGTTCCAAACAGTATCCCAAGCAAAGTGATTTGGTAAACATCCGCTAGGCCAATCTTTCTTAATCCACGCTATAGTAGCACCGGTGTCGTTGATGTCGTCAACAATAAGAATTTTTTTTCGATAAGCAGGATCAGTTTGAGTACCTGACTCCCCTCGTACTTCTTCAGGAACATAACCAAATGCATCTTCGGCCATACCTAAGTCGCTGACACAATCTCCACCGTCGCGTAAACTGACCTGTAATGGTCGCATAGGAACATCAAGATATTGACTAAGCATTACTGCTGGAACAGCACCTCCTCTTGTAATACCTACAATATAATCCGGACGCCAATTATCATTGTTAATTTGTTTAGCTAGTTCAAGAACGTGTCCTTGAACGTTTCTCCAAGTTAAGTAAATTTTTTTCATCGTACACCGTTTGCTAAGGTTGTCCAAAGCTTTCCAATTTCCTCTTTGCTAAGGAAAAAATCGTAAGTGCTAGTATTAGTTAATTCACCTTCGTCGTTATACTGTTCTCCAGTAAACATAAGATGGTTAAAGCCGTCTGGCTTTACACAGTTGTTAATTTTTAACCGAAGCTTCCATGCAGCTTGATCTGTTATTAATTGTTCAATCATTTTGACCCCTTTAAAGTTTCCCAAGTTTTATATTCTGCTAACGCTTTGTTGTATTCATCATTAATCTTCTTAAGTTTTGAATACTTCTCTTCCATTATAACATCTCTTGTAGGAATGTTCAACATAGTTTCTATTCGTTTTAATCTATTATGGAGGTCTTCACCATTCCATTCTATTCTGCCGTTAATTTTGATACTAGGGTCGTCGCTATTTGGAATTTCCATAACAGGTTTGCCCTTACTGTTATTGAATTGAGTAGTTGTACTTGTACTTGTAGTAAACGAACCTGTTCCACCGCTTCCACCGTTACCAGCAGACACATAAATTTGGCCAGTAGTTGTGGTAGGTATAGTAAACGTCGTCATACTACTTGTATCCTTTACGTTCTCTTTCTTTTCCGTCAAAATCTTCTTTAACCATTTTATAAACTTCTTTAAATTTTCGATATGCGATTTCCAGTCCAGGATATTCTTTACACATTTCTTGAACACGTTCGTAATCTGGAAATCTACCATCAAACTCGTCTTTATAAAAATTACTAAAAGTAGTAAAAGAATCAATACCAGATAAATCTACTGTTTCTATATTGCCTATTGTATAAGATCCTGAATTATAAGGTGTACCTGTTAATGTTATAATGTCTGATGTAGTCAAACTTGGAAGACTATTCATATCCCAAGTAACAGTAATGTCCTCGGGCTTTAACGGCTCAAGTTCATCTAAGGTTATTGTATAAATTGGTTCCTGCGAAGTATTGCTCACGTAATGCCTCCGTTTGTTTATGCAACATTGGCAGTCTAGTTTCGTAAAAAGTCATATGATCTATTATTGTTTTTACCAACATTTGCCTATGGTCCAAATAATTGTCCCAAGTATCTGTCCAGTTGCTAGGATATTTGAATGTGTCAAAATACATTTCTGTATATGAAAGTCTGTCTGGAACCATAGGAATAGCATTGAGTACGCATCCTTCATAACAGCTGATGCCTAGGGTTTCTTGTAGGTTAGCACTAAACACAATCTTAGCTTCGCCTAATAAGTTATGATATTCGTTTTTTGTTAATTCTTGTTCTTGACAAATTACAAATTCATATTGTGGTAACAGTTCTTTTAAATCTCTAAAAATATTGACCTGCTTCTCGGGAGCCAGTCTGTGAGGAAAGAGAATTAAATCACGCTTAGGCATTCCTTGATATTGTGTGAAAATGTCATGAAAATATTCCATAGGCCATCCTGTGCGTACAACATTAGGCCAATCACCCTTTAACGCATCCTGCAAATCATCTTCTAGCCATGGATTTTCCGTCAGCCCGTTGTTCAATAAATTGCGTACAAACATATCAATATGAAAGTTTGTAGCAAAGTAATTATAATCAATAGCATAAAAAAATGACTTCTCGGCATGTCTTACCCAAGGTTCGTTACCAATTAGACGACCTAAGAAGTCCTGAGGGTCATAACTGCCGGCATGCCATAGTGCGTGTATCTTAATTGGAACACTAAGCAGACTGCTCATATACTTTAAATTAATGATACCGGGATGCCAGGCATCAGTAAACACAAAGTGATCAAATGATTTTATCTTACCGGTAGTAAACAGTCTACTAATCTCTTCAGTTTGACGAGACTTATAGACATTAGTGCCGCCAAAATTAAGGAAGGCGCCAGGAGTAGTGGCACTAGGAATATCCTCAGGGCCAGATATAACTTGAACATCATAACCTTTCTTTTTTAAAATACTAGGTAAATGAGATTTCCATTGGGCAGTATACCTTGTTTCTACTGCCTCAAGATCTACTATATAGACTGTCATTATCTTGTATAGTGTTTTTTATGACCGTTATATGATCCAGGTCTGTCGTTTTTCCATCTACGAGGTCTAGTTGATTGCAGATATTGATTCCAGATAGTGCTTGATTTGTTATATAGATCTGCCGGATTAAAAGGCAGCAATTCGAATCTGCAAAAATTATGATAAGCTTCTAGATCATCGAAAATTTTTGTTACTTCAGGTTTCATAACAAAATATTTTTTAAGACGTTCTTGAGACATATTTTTCCTTAGTTGTTAATTATTAATATTTGATAAAACTACCATTTTCTCCATCTTCGGAGACTTCAATCCAAACTTCTCTGCCTGGATACTTATTGGAAATCATGTCATACAATTCATCTGACATCATTTCGCAACTTTTATGATCTAGCGACAATACAGCTTGTTCGCTATTATACAATTTTTCAAGCCATCTTTTAAATTGGATAAACTCGATATCTCTGTCGTTATGAGTAACGCTGATCCACACACGAAAGTGAAAAATATGACGGTGAGGATGAGCAAGGAACGATACATCATATTCATCTCCTGTTGCTAGGTTAGTGTCTGTGGCTGCTGCCGGGTAACAATGGATCCCTTCCTTACGAAAGGTAACCCAAATCATTTTATTTGGACGTACATCTTGTTTAATAATCATTTAACGATCTCGTCATTATTGTATTGCGACCAGTCTGTAAATTTGTTACGATTCATTAGCGTATGTAGACTGTGTGACCATACGCCAGGATTAGTTGCTTTAAAATCTTTATCATCAATTTTAACCATTGTGTTATAGTTCCATAGTTTTATATATGGAATCGGCACACGAATTTGAGGAATAAAATTATCATATTCACAGTAACCTGATTCATGGAATTCCTCTACTTGATTTATAGGAATATCAAGAGAACACAGATAATCTTTTCTGAGGAAATAAAATATCATTTCTTCCCATAATTTATGTTCCTCGTATGTTTGAGGATTGAAACTATGATTAGCCCCAAAGAAAATATGCTTGATGTGATATGATCTATCTAGTTTTGAATTTTCTTCATTAACGATATTTTCTATATCGTCTATGTTGTGTACTCCAGTAACAAACATTGTACGCATTCCGAATGCAGGAGTGTGTTCAACTTCATTTCCGATGAAAAAATTTACATCGTTTTTAATACCGTCTTTATAATTACGCTGCATTTTTTCTATTTTCTATTTCGAACTTAATAATGTTTTCAACTAATTGATTGAGTGTAATGTCTTGTTTGTGTGCTAACTCGTATAATTTTAGCATTAAATTCTCTGGTAAGTCAAGTTCAATCATTACTCTTTCATCATAAGGTTGTCCATTAACAATGGCCTCGGCCTTTTCTAAGAAATCTTCAGCAATATCCAAATCAGTGTAATTAACATCGTCCCATGCTTGATTAAGATCAACACCACGACTACTAGCTTCGTCGTCGTGTGCAAATTTATAATTGGGATTAATTAATCTGTAGGCACGTTGATTTTTATAATCATATACACTAACTTCATAAAATTCTTGAGTTTTGGTATCGAATACAATACTAACACTATGTCCGTCGTGGTCACCGTTCCATGAGTCTAATCTATAAGCATCGGAACCGTAGCATTTCCACATGTATTGACTACCTTCGGTGATACGGTAATCAACAACTTCCATAAAATCTTTAATTGTGATCATTTTTACTTTCCTCGTACTGTTTAAAAAGTTTAGTTACAGGTTCCATTCTTTCTTGAAAAATATCCGGACTTGTTTGAGATGTTTTATTCATATCGTAATGATCAGGATAGTGTCGTAGACACCATCTTGCTTCATCTCTGATAATTTTAGGAACTCGGGGAGTATGCTGCGGGTTACACAAGTTTACTAAAAGCTCTCTTGTTCTAAGCACAGCTCGAAATCTTTCGTCTGGTAAAGTCATTCAAATAATGTATCAAAGGTTGTTTGAACAGGTTCGGTTAGTTTAGGAATTTTAATATTAGCAACGTTGGCGTCAATATCGAATAGTTTATCTGCATAGGTATGAGCGTTTACAGTTCTTTTTCCTGTTGCTCCTCTAGTGCCAATAATACTCATCCAATATTTGGAATAATCTTCAATGATTTTATCTGACTTTCCTTTGTCGCTTGTAGAAAATATTTCGTTAACAATGTCCTTATAATAAACTCTATCAAAGCGTTCGTCAACTAACATTGACGGAATTTTCCCCAAATCATATTGCCGATTGGCTTCTTGTACAGCATTAATATGCGCCCAAACATTATGCCCCATTTGAATGGCATAGCTAAATGAATCCCAACTAGTACTGCCTTCTTTACCAATTTTGTTTAAATCACCAGGTGCATATATACATACATCTTTTATACTACATTGATCAATAATTGGACTAGATTCAAAATTTTCAAAAACTGCATCTTGGATCACTACGTCTTTGAATAGTCTAGTATCGTTGGCATACTTTTTGTCGTCAACTGACGGAACCATTCTATATACCCATTTAGTTCTATCTTCGATTTCTGTTTGAACATAAATTTGACCGTTTGCGGTTGCAAGGAATGGACTTGCACAGTCAAATGATATAGTAAAGTTTTCGTTATGGTGTTTTCTTATAGCACGTTGTAAATCAGTTAGTAAGGTAGCCCATTCTAGTTTACTGGTTCCTAAAAAGTGCATCCAGTCTTGTTGATCTTTTTCTAGCAAGCCGTCGAATCTTAAAGAGTTGATTCTTTTTAGAACTAGATGTATATCACACATGTTTTGACCGCCCATGGCCCAACCGTTAAATGCACGGTCACTGTACTGCTTAGGGTCACAATACTTTTTCATACGCTGATACCAATCTTCGGCATCTGCGTGATTTTCGCCTTGCAGAACATTTAAGAATTTACAATTACCATTTCTGTTGTTTACGAAGTAATCATTATTGATATACGTTCCTTGCACTGCTTCTGCATATGTAGTAATACCGGTAGCCTTTTGTCCTTCCGGACTACGAGCGACCCATGCTGGAATATCAAGGCACATACCGTAGTCCATAAGTGTATCCATCCAATTTAACACTTGACTGCGTTTCTTTTGTGCTTTAGGACAGTTAGGATCTTTCCAATCTGCTTCCCAGACACCTTTACCAATTTGGAAACCGCCCGAGTCACCTAGTACCCATGAAGTACTGCGGTCACGATTACGAAACATGTCTTCACTTTCGTCTTGTTTGTTAAGATCTAAGTTAGCATGACCTGCTGAATACAGACAGTGATCATAATAAAATAATCCTTTTTCTGGTTCAAGATAATTTAAACTTTCTATACCATTGACAAAACTTTTAGGAATACGTGCAGGGTCAACGTAATTTCCGTACCGTTGCTTACCAATAAAGGTTGCGTAAAACCCGCTAGTTGCCGGCAAAAAATATGCATAATCGTTTTGAGATGCAGTTAAATTTTTATTCATTTTAATTCTAACTTATCTAATAAATTGCCTACTTTAACATCTATTTGACTAGTTGCTGCTAGATTACTAGGACCACCACTGATACTTTGCCCACCAATTATAGTTCCAGGGGGAATAGTTCCAGGCAATACATTAGGCCACTGAGTCTGATTAGGCGTGTATGGAGTTCCAGTACCTGTAGTAGTTTTTGTAGTATATGTAGATCTATATGCGCCTGCACTTTCCAGTTGCTCTATTCTTCTACTTAGATGTCTCATATCTTCGACTACTCTACGTAGTGGTCCTTTAGTCAAACCACTAGGATCATTTTGCGCATTAACCATAGCACTAATAAGAATCAGATTCTTTAATGCACGTTGTACTGCTGGATTATCTGAACTCATCGCTGTATCAAATAAGTCCACAAATGTCTCTAAATCAAAATCTGCTTGATCTTTTTCTCTCATTCCACTCATAACAATCCTCCTGCCCTAGCAATTCCAATTAGACCAACTATGATCCAAAATCCATTTAAAAGTGTATATGCTTTGTCTTTCTTTATAGTTGCACAATACGTTAAAAGTACAGCATCTATAGTGTTAAAAATCCAAACAAACATAAAAGGACTTGCTGGCCCTAACCATGATACTAATGTAAAACTTATAATACGCATTACTACTCCAATCATTTCCATTTGAGGAATATGATCTTTAACATAGTTTAATACGAATGTCATCGTTATCCCTTATTTTGTCTGTGCTGGGAGAATGTAGTTGTAGTTTACCAGACCACTGTCTACACTGATCATCATAGCTCCAGCATCGCTAATCATCAGTTTTTTGTCTCCGCTTAGATTTAAAATACTTAACACTTGCGACACTGGCCATGCCCATGTCTGTTTTAGTTTACTTTCTATATCTGATTGGAATACAAAGCTTCCTGCGTGAGTGCCTGCATCACCAAAGAATAACACTAAATTGTTGTTTTCAGTTTTTACTTGGAAAGTCGACTCTTCACTATGTGCTTGAGCTTGATACTTTAGTCTTTGAATTGAACTAATGCTCGGTTCAATACTAACATCCCAATTGGCCCCTTTGAATTTAACTGTTTTAAGTTTTTCGTTAATAATGTCGGCGTTCATAAAACGATAATCGTTTTTAAAGTCACCAGTTGTATTTTCAAAGTGAATGCCTGTTGGAATTTCTTCGCCATTACGCACAGCTCTAGTTAATTCGATTTTAGCATCTTCTTTGTATTCCTCATAGTTTAAGTGAAGTTTTAGTTTATCAAGATTAGGCATTCCAAAAACTCCTTGGAACTCTTCAACCGGCTCATGTGATTTTGCAGAGAGTATAACTGATCTATCTTCAGCCATTGCTTCAATGGCAGTCTCAGTCTCAGTTCCTGTAATTTTTACCAAAGGTAAAATAGACAGGCTATGTGTATGTGCTACGATGTCTGTTAAAATATCTTTCATTTTATTTTCCTTTTCTGATTGTATTTAGAATTTTCAACTAAAATCAAATAAATTGTTAAACGTATTATTTTGTTCAGTTGATCGAACATCCCAATTTAGGACCCCGATTAAGTTTTCTAGCTTGTTATCTATAATAGTTGCTTCCATTTCTAAATGATCAAATGGCAGCTCCTGGAACCACTTAGGCAATCGTAGTTCATCTGTAGGATAAGCTACTGATGTAAACCCTAATGGATTTTCTTTTAATTTGCATACAATGACTTTCATTCCGTCGACAATCTGCATAGAATATTTGTCATCGTACATACGCTTTAGCGTATTCCAATTTATGCTTGCACGAACATGTCCAGGCATATTAGCTTTACCCTGCCGCTTTTCTTTAGCTTCATAGTCAGTAATATTGTTAGCACGTTTTGGACTACCTTTTTCCCAACCAGGACGAGATTTAAATTCAGTCCTAAATTTAGAAATATGCTCTAGCACTTGTTCTTCATTGGCACCTGTTAATACTTTTTCAAGTACATCGCTCAGAAAGTTCTGAATAAATTCTGGCGTATCGCTACGTTTAAGATCCAGACCCATGGCTTTAATCTTACCAGGCTTTCCATCTGTGTCTGTGCGCTTGCCTTCTTTATCGTAATACAATACTGCATAACGTTTCTTAGTAATGAACAATGCTTTTGAACCAACAATTTCTCGACCAGCTTTAATTACTTCGCCTCTGGATTTAGGACAATGAAATGTATTTTCCATAAATCCGGCAAATGTATTGTTTACCTCTTGGCCAATCTGATCGTAAAGCTGTACTACTGTTTCTTTGGTCCACGGGATCGCGCCCGAGTCGATATCTTTTTTAAGCGACCGATAAGCAGAAAAATAACAGCTATCAGTATCGCCGTAGATAATAGCTTTTCCAACATGATCATATTCTCCAGTAATTATTTCGTTGACTTTACTTGCCATGTGTTTGGCAATTTGCCGTCCGGTAAGCGTCGTTGATTGACCGATTCTTTTATCGAAAAACCTACAGCCAGGATTAAGAATAGCACCATACAAACTATTAAGATTAATCTTCTTAACCAACTGTCGCTTATCCCAATATTCCTCTTCAATTTTGTTACTAGCATTTATACACTCTTTAAGTTTAGCCTGCATTTCTTTACGTTCTGCATACCAACGCTTTAACAAACCTGGAATAATACCTTCTTTTTCATAGGTAAAAATAGTTCCATTTGCAGACATCATCCACGGTTGATTACTGTCGTAGATTAATTTATAAATTTCTGCACCACTCATGACAACTTCTTCACCGTTTTCAAAGTCAATAGTGATAGCCGTCGCTTTGTCTTTTTTAATTACAGATTCAAATTCTAAACTACCAAACATGCCTTCCCATGCTGCTGCAAATGATTTCTTTTTAAGAGTCATTTGTTCATGGACGTATGTTTCTGTATATACAGGCCTTAGTTGTCCAACAATAGTTTCCGGACCCATGTTTAATGCTCTAATAGCACTAGGATAAAGACTGTTAATATCTAATGAACCAACCCAGTCTTGCAAGCCTTCTTTAGGATATGCAACATAAGCACCTGCTGCTTGTGTATCTTCATCTTCATCACGCCTTGGTCTATTAGGCACCTGAAAGCCACGTTGATGTGCTTCATTAATGATAGCCTGCTCTGTAACTGCTACTGCACCCATAGTAGTCTGCAGTAACACAGTACATTCATGTGCAAGTGTGTTGGCTAGATCTATAAATTTTAGTTTATTGTCTAGTTTATTCAGTAGTGCTACGTCTTGTCTGTTATAGACAATAAATTTATGAAAGTCATTGTTGTATAATTGATCTAAGGTACCTTCATAAACAGTCTTGGTTTCACCGACTTCCATTTCTCCAATAGCATCAAGTCTATAAGAATGCCTTTCTTCATAGGTGTATTTTCTATAAAGTTCAAGACTGTCTAAATGAACTCTCCCTATCAGATCATAGGTCACGGCAGATTTACCGTATTTTTCGTATTCTCGTTTTTTAGGATACTGTCCGAACAGACAGAATCTTTTAGTATCTTCCTTACTTAGTACACGAGTAACACGATTAACAGTATAAGGAATATCATATCCTTCACTGTTCCATCCACTTAAAATGTCTGCATCTTCGATAAGATCAAGAAATGTTTCTAACATATCTCCTTCGTTTTCAAAAAGATGTGTATCAGGTACGTCTTTAATAAGATCTCTAGCTTGATCTATTTTTAAAGTTTTAGGTGGAATAGCTAAAGTGATTAATTGATTAAGCCATTTTAAGTATACAGTGATTGCCGTAATAGGCATAAAAGCATCTTCCGGAGTACTGTATCCTCTTTCAGGGTCGAAGTCTACCTCGATGTCAAAGAATGCAATGTTTAGTTTTGGTGCATCTTGATTAAGGTAGTTCTCACTAAGACATACAAATACTGGATTGATGTCTGCTTCATAAAGTTTTTTATTACTGTGGATAGCCATTTCCTTACGGAAATCTTTTGAATTTCTACAAACTACGCGAGACAGCGGGTCTCCGTAAATGCTTGTAAATTTACCACGAGGATCGGGATAGTAAAAAGTATAACGAACTGGAAAATCTTTAAATTCTCTTTTTCCCTTGTTGTTTCTTTCTACTATTTTGATGACATCAGAATCTCTATCAAAATAAGCGTCTACGTACAAATATATCTCCTATGCGATTTTCGGCTCGCAAATACCAACAGATCCATTTATGGCTGGAACAACCTTCTTATTAGTCTTTAGGAAGATTATTGGTTATACCAAGTATAGCTTCAACTTCTTCCCACTCTTCTTCGTGTACCTTCCAGTTATCCTTGTGTGCAATTTTAATTGCTTTTGTGATTACTGAAGGTTTAATATTTAGTTCCTCTGCAACTGCCTTAACAGTTTCTTTCAATCCTTCTTGCAGATCTTCAACTTCTCTAAGTACTTGAAAGCCTTCGTTGATTAATCTTTCAAGTTTAGCTTTTTCTTCTGGTCCATACATTCTTGCCATAGTTTTTCTCCTTGCCTAGACTGAGTAATTATATGTTATTAAAAAGTAAATGTCAACTGTTTTATTTTATGCAACCAACCAAATGTAATCTTGGATGTTCACTGAAATTGGCAAAAGTATGTTCGAGTGTTGTATCAGTCCAATAAATTTTGCCTGCTTCTAAATTAAACATAAAGCCTTTTCTAAAAACAAAAAGTGCGCCTGGATTGGTTATAATCGGTACGTGTATTCTAGTAGAATGATCCTTGTGAATAGTATAACAACTTTTTGGTTCTACCCACATTAGCCTAGTTCTAAATAAGTTATATTTGGTTACTAATTCTTCAATAATTGTGTTTTTATAAATGTCGTGTAAAAAACAGTAGTCCCATTCTGTTCGTCCGTTTTTAAGACTTTCGCAAGGTTCAGTTTGACTAACAGCATCTCGTCTATATTGAATCCCAGTTTGTTGACTCCAATTTGATACTACCCAACTTATTTCTGGTTCTAATTTATAGTAACAATTTAACAACGGTTCTGTATCTATGGATTCTAATGTTTTCAGCATATTGTAATTATGTAAATCGATATTTAACCAAAAATATTGTATTCGATATCAAAATCATGTATAATACAAACTTCTTAAACGAACTATGGTGGACTTTATGAAAAAAACTGTATCGTTGATTGTGCTTGCTTTTTATACAACTACCGGTCATGCTTTTAATGATGATCCAAATGCACTGTTTAGCACTAACAATAACTATACTACTAACTCTACTATTCAGTGGTTTCCAGTAGATAATGTTCAAAAGACCTGTGATACAGAATCTAAGAAGCGTGGATATGGCGGAATTAGTTGGTCAGTGAAGGCTTGTAGTTTTTTTAATGGTAACCGTTGTGATATCTATACTTCAAAACAGTTAAACATGCACACACTTGGACATGAAGTAAGACATTGTTTTCAAGGTAGTTGGCATTAAAAAAGCGCCCCTCGGCGCTTTTTTATTTGAGTCCTGATAAAAACTTAATTGTATCTAGTTCTACTGATTCTGCTGCGGCTTTTCTTGGAACTATTTGGCCTTGCGTATTCAAAATTAATCCAATTTTCATCAATCTTTGATTTAGCATAACTAGATCATAACCACTAAAATCGCCTGCAAGTTCTTG